TTAAAATCCCTCGGGTAGTGATACCCGTACCGGTTCGATTCCGGTCCGCGGCACCAATAAGCTCAGACAACCTTCTGTTGTTAGGCTTAAGGTGATAGTCTTATCCATGATGGTCACACGTTTTACAAGCAACTCAATCGCTTGTTTTGCGTAGTGGCTATTTTTTTTTGCAAAAATTTCCTCACGCATATTCTTCAGCAGGCTGATAATTTTTGAAGTATCAATATCCGGTGCAGATTTCACAGTAGTTTCGCAAATTTCGTTATTGATGTTGCGTAACTCTTCCTTAGCTTTTTTCAAACGCTGCATATCAAATTCGTCTGCGTCGCCGTCTTCAATGACTTGATACAAGTTATTGAGTTTGCGTTCTGCTGCTGCCTTGCGTTGCAGTAAAACAGTTGTGGCATTCTTTACTTCCTTGTTAGCGTTGCCGAAAGCGGTAGACATAGAATCTGCTACACGCTGAATGCCTGCATCGGAAAAAATTTCTCTTTCCAACGTCGACATGATCCAGTGCTCAATCACTTCTGCACGTATCATTTTTTGTTTGCACCGGTCCGCAGGCACTCTATCTTTCCTTGCACATGAATAGTAGTAGTACATATTGCCACGAGTACAGCAGGAATATCCTTGCATTGCACTTCCGCAATAACCGCAGAAGAATTTACCGGACAGCAGATAATCTCTTTTTGCCGTGTATGCGCCGCCTTTACGTTTTTTGTTCAGAAGCATCTTCTCCTGCGCTGCCAAAAAGGTTTCTTTTGAAACAATGGCAGGAATAGCGTCGGGGATAGAGATAAAATCGTTAGGACGCGCGTAGGAATGACTGTTACGGCGTTTTGTTTTAGGCACGCGATTAAATGTATACGTTCCCATATACCGCTCATTACGGAGAATATCATGCAGACTGTTCTTCGGAAAGTTTTTTCCGCTACGTGTAGTGTATCCACGAGCGGCGAGTGCCAGGCAGATTTCGCCGTATCCTTTGCCGTCAAGATATAAATTGAAGATAAGGCGAACTGCTTCAGCTTCTTTCTCATCAATCACATAATGCTTATCTACTATTTTGTAGCCAAGCGGAGCATAACCGCCATTAAAGATAGCTTTATAAGCGTTTTCATTCATGCCTTTTTTAGTTTCCTTTGCAAGGTTGCGTGAATAGTAAGCTGCCATACCGACCATTACTGTCTCCATTACCTGACCTTCGGGCGAATCGGTATCAATGGGCTGAGCAGCATATTCGTAACGTATACCCAGCTTTTCTAATTTGTCCTTGAATATAAAATATAAAGTAGTTAAGCTCATTACGCGAATTGCGGTCGATTTTATGGAAAATAATAACATCGAATTTGTTCTCCATAGCATCAGCCATCATCTGATTGTATGCGTCACGTGTTAAGGTACTGCGTCCGCTTTTCGCTTCATCGACGTATTCTTTGACTACAGTATAGCCTTTGCTTTTGGCGTAGGCTTTGCAGGCACGGACTTGTGCGTCTATACTTTCTTCACGCTGCATATCAGACGAGAAGCGAGCATAGATTACTGCGTTTAACATAATAACATCTCCTTCGTTTGGGTGAAGTCAACGAATTGATAAAACAGCCGCTTCTAAACCAGTCGATTTCGACTAGTTTAGGAACGGCGCTGTTCTCTTCTAATAACTTCTTTAAACTTTTCATACATTTTTACTGCTTCGACTTCGACTTCCCCTCTGCTACCAGGAACCGCTTCTTCACCTAAAGCAGTATAGTATTTATCGGAAACAACTTTTGCATTATTATCATATTTTATAACTCTAGTCAGGGCATACATATTACAACTTAAATCATATACAACGCGCTCTAGCTGATAATCAATATATGGATTAGGTTCGGTTCTCCATAACCATGTAGAAACTATATAGTGATTAATATGATTTCTCCCTGCTTTGTCTTTATAACTTCCATAAAATGATTGATAATTGTTTGTATCCAAGTATACACTTTCGACGTCATTTTTGTACAAATAAACCCATCGTTTTTTATCATCTGGAGTTTTAAAAGCAAAACAGGTAGAAGATAAAGTAAGTAACAGAACAACTAATGAAATTAATTTCTTCATAACATCACCCCAAACATGCTTAGATACTAGAATTAATCCCCTCGAATTTGAGGGGATTAAAATCACAATTACCAGCGTGTACCACGTTGACCAGTATGCGGATTGACATTGCCACGATGTGACCAGTTATTCCACGGATTGTTATCTCTGTCGCTACGATAATGGCCTTGTACAAAACTGCCGTCACGGCGTACATGTGGGCGCACATAGGTGTCAGCAAAAGCAACGCTGCAAATCGCAACTAATGACATAACCATAAGCATGATACTAACTACTTTTTTCATTTGTTATCCCTCCTAGCATTTTTGAAAGTAGCTTTGAATTTATTATTGAAACTGCTTAAAGCTTTTTTAGCAAGGGAAGAAGGCTGCCTGTTCGGAACATCTAATCGCTGCTCACGGAAATAAGCTACTGCTATGCCTGGGCACTCTACATCGTCAACAATGATTTCTATATCACAGAAAGCATTGCCTTGATAGATGCAGTAAGAATGAATTTTGGCGGTTATTGTGCCGTCATAGGTGTTACGGATATACCGTTCTATTTCCCCTTTTCCTTGCTCATAAGGCATTTTTAAAATTTCTGGCCTTGCAACGAAGAGAGGCTGAGTTCCTTTTACAAAATCAACGACGTTATACTCTTTTGTCAATTCTTCAGCAATAGCATTCATAACGTCCTGCGTTGCATACTTGTTTTGAACCAGCATTTCTTCTCCCTGCGGGACATATGCTATAACAATGAATTTCTTCAGTTTAGAAGTGTCGTAATATTTTTCTACGTGATACTCTTTATTTACTGTGCCGCGATAAGCAGGTTGAGAAGCGACAGCATCACCTATTGCATTTCCTATACTGCGGCCAATTTCAAAAGCCGGGTCTGTATAAGCATCGCAGGATTGAGCAAATAACATTGCAGACAATAAAACTACGCTAAATATTTCTCTCATTCGGTCCACTTCCCATCAAAAAAAATAATCATGAACGCCTCCAATGAATGAAGGCGTTCTTTTTTACTTGTCGTCGGTTTTTGGCTTTTGCTCACGTCGGCTACCGTCGGCGGAGTAGACTGTCAAAAAGGGCGCGTTTCCTCGACCAACAGTAGCCGTAGAATAGATATAGCGGTATCCTTTGATTTCGGATTAAGCTCACAAAACAGGTCATGAGCAATAGCCATTTGACGCAATTCTTCCTCAGCCTTCATCTTTTTCGCCTCCTTTTTCTTGAATTTTATGTAGCTGCTGCTCAATAAGTTGTTGAACATTTATGCCTTGAGTTTCTAAGCTTTTCGACATAATTAAGTAAGCAACAGACATAAGCTGAGTCTTGGATTCTTGGTCTAGGCTATTATATACGCCAAGGAGTTTTTCTTCGTCACTCCTTACGGCAGGCATTACTTGTTTAGCGGTATTATCGGCTTGTAAATTATCTTCACTTGGGGAACCTAACAGAAAATCAACAGACGTTTTCATTAAAACAGCAATGCGCTTTAATGTTTCCGGGTCGGGCTGAATAAGACCATTTTCGTATCTGCTATAAGTAGCAGCAGTGACGTTCAGAGCTTTAGCTACTTCTTTTTGTGTTAGCCCACAAGCCTTGCGAGCTTCCTTAAACTTGTAGTGAACTTCCATTTCCCTGCTCCTCCCAAATAAAATTCAAAGTTACCCCCTGCTTATATTATATTACGTCTAGCGTAACAAATAAAGCAAAATTTACGTTGACAAATTGCGAATTACGTAATTTAAAAACTAAAATTACGTAAAAAGTAATTTGATAAAAGGAGAAAGGAGTAGGCAAATGAACGCACTAAAAAAAATGCGACTCAAGCGAAGATTATCGCAAGAAGATATAGCAAAAAAAATGGGAGTTACGCCTGCTACTGTTTGTCGGTGGGAAAACGGAGAATTCCTGCCAAGAGCTGACAAACTAATTGCATTGGCGAAGATTCTTAAATGCAGCGTAGGCGCATTGTTAAAAAAATAAAGTCTTCCATACAGGAAGGCAGAAAGTGAGGGTGGGATTCACATGAACATTGAGCAAAAGCTTCAGACAGCAAGATACAACTGGCTGCCGGAAGCGAGCAAAAAAGAAATTGCTCAAGCCGCAAGCAACATCTTAAAAGAGTTGAGCGACTTGAGCAAACCCGAAATTAAGCAGACCTTGAAACTGGTAAAAGAATTAAGTCTGTACGGCGAACAAAGCCCCGGAGAAGAAAAGCTTCAAGAATTCCGCGACGTGTGCAGCGAGTTGATGGATTACATGAAAGACAATCCTATGGCTACGGCAATCGTCACAAGTGAAAAGGCAGAGCTGCTTTTCTCGGAGCTGGGCGTACCTGTTGAATATACCGAGGCTGATAACGATTTTTAATGCGAGCATTAAAGAACCTGCCTTTTGATGGGGCAGCGAGAAAAGCCTTGTAAATATCTTCCGGGACACTGAAACAGCGATACAGTTTACCGCTACGGAAAAGAATATCCATGCAAGAGTTTTCATAACCGACAGCGGCAATGACTGATGAGCTGACAGAAACCATATCCATAAACGTCACCTCCGTTCTGTACTTAATAGTATAGCACGGAAGAAAGAGAGTGATAACAGTGATTAGACCGCCGGAAACATATCAGTTAGAAAACGGATATATCGGGATTGTAGAAAATCCCGGTGCCGTTGCTGAAAATGATGCTGCACTGGCAGCGTTGGCAAAGTGGTGGCTGCAAATCGCCATTGACAAAGGGGATATCCCCGAACTGAAAGGAGTTGTTTTAAAGTGAAAAAACTGTTTTTCGTAGCTGTGTTGTTGGTTGCGGCGGCGGTATTCGTTAGTGGTTATGGCGTAACAAAAGTTGTCACTTACAAAACCTATTACGTAAGTGAAGGCGAAACCGTATGGGATATTGCAGCAGAACATATGGCTGAGCAAGACAAGACACGTGATGTGCGTGAGCTTATCTTTGACATCAGAAAGTACAACGGATTGCACGGCAAAACCTTGCAGGCAGGGCAAAAAATCATAATACCTCTTGAAAAAGAGGTAAAAAAATAAGCTCCGCGGCACAACGAACCGCAGAGCGTGTAGGGGAAAATGCTAGCCACAAAAACCCTACACACATTATAACACACTTCGTAAGAAAGGATAATGAAAAATGTGTGAAGGAAGAATTTCTCTTGAAGAAGCAAAAATGCTTATGGCTGACCTGACGGCGAGAAAGAACGCCAAACAGCCAAAGAAAACTGTAGAGCAATGGCTGAACCAGTACAAGACTTGCAGCCATTGTAAATTCCAGGCAACTTGCCACCGTAATCCGTTTCAATGGGTGCAGGAATGGGCAGACGATGAAGCAGGGGAATTTCACCCTAGAGTAAATCGTTCGCTGACCACGGGCCAATACAACGCCTGCTGCAAATGGGACGGCGAAACGACGATGAGCCTTATGAAATCGCTTGAAAAAGCGAAGGAGAGAGGGGAAGTTGTAGCATGAATGCTGTAACAGACGCAAGATACGGCTTATGCTTTGACGTTGAAACAACTAACTTTACCGATTTTGCCAACCCCGGCAAAAACGATGAAGAATTCCATGCAGCCGCAATGCTCATGAAATCAAACTGCGAAAGAATTCTGAATAGCATCAAAGAGTACGAAGAAGCGTACAAAGCAAATAAGGAGGTCCCGTTCTGATGAGTGTATACGAAAAGTTAATGAAGGTGCAAGCAGAGCTGAAAGCACCGAAAGGCCAATACAACAGTTTCGGTAAATACAAATACCGCAGTTGCGAAGATATTCTTGAAGCGGTAAAGCCTTTGAACGCCAAACATGGTGTAGTGCTGACTGTTGGTGATGAGGTAGTCGAGATCTCTAACCGCTTCTATGTGAAAGCGACAGCGACTTTAGTCGACATTGAAAGCGGTGAAAAGGTTACTAACACTGCGCTGGCACGTGAGGACGATGCAAAAAAGGGTATGGACGGCAGTCAGATTACCGGAACAGCCAGCTCATACGCACGTAAATACTGCCTAAACGGCTTGTACTGCATCGACGATACCAAAGATGCAGACACCGACGAATATCGCGCTCAGCAGGAGCACAAGCCGCAGGAGAGCAAACCGCAGGAACGCCAATATGTTAAAGTAGTCAACGGCAGAACGGCGGTAATCAACAGCAATGGCGAATACGTAGCCATTGAGAATCTGACTGTTGAGCAGTTAGAGAAGACTTTGAAAATGAAACAGTTTGCGGCAGCTCATGAAGCAATCCGCAGACTGTTGGGGGAGATTAAACAATGAGTAAAAAAAGCATTCTTCAGTCAGAAAAAGAGTGCTTCATGTGTGGTACGGCGCTCAATCTCGAGCGCCATCACGTTATCTTCGGCACTGCTGGCAGAAAGATTTCGGACAAACTAGGCTTAACAGTCTGGTTATGTCACGAGCATCATCAGGGGAAATTCGGTCCACACCAAGACAGAGAAACCGACCTGCGGTTAAGAAGGTTCGCTCAATCCTGCTATGAAGATAAACATAGCCGGGACGAGTGGATGGAGAAAATCGGGAGGAATTATCTGTGAAGTTTGAAACGAAGAGTATCAACTACTTCAATGGATGCTTGCAACTCCCTATTCCCGTATCAGCTATAGCTGAAGCAGGCAAATTACAACAGGCCTGCAATAGCGGCAAGACCTTAACTGTTGAAGTCAAGGTAAAGCGAAACACACGCAGTAACAACGCTAATAGTTATTGCTGGGCACTGTGTACCGAGATAGCTAAGGTGATACGTTCGTCGAAGCATGAAGTGTATCAGCAGGCCATACGGAGCATCGGAGCGTTTACTCCGGTTCCCATTAAGGCAAATGCTGCTGAACGCTATACAGAGATATGGAAGGCGCACGGCATAGGCTGGGTAGTCGAGAATATGGGGGAAAGCAAAATTCCTGGTTATGTTGTTCTCGCCTGCTATCACGGCAGCAGTGCGTATGACACAAAGGAGATGAGCCAGCTTATAGACTGGCTCATTGATGAAGCGAAGAACGTCGGTGTAGACGTTATCAGCGACGCTGACAGGGCGTTGCTGTTGGAGGACTGGCATGAAGTTAAGAAAAAAACAGTTTAAGAAGTACGTTAAGTTGTTGTCTAAGAGGTGGTGGAGGAAAAATGGCTGTTATGCGAATTATTAAGAACAACAACTTCAGCATTGTGTCTAACTCTATCATCCGGGACACAAGATTGTCGCTGAAAGCACGCGGCTTACTGATCCTCATGCTTTCACTGCCGGACTGTTGGCAATTCAGCATCAAAGGCCTTGCAACGTTGAGCGGTGAAGGTAATGACAGCATCCGTGGCGGCATCAAAGAGCTTGAAGAAGTCGGCTATCTGAGCCGCAAGCGTAAGCATCTGCCGAACGGCAGACTGGGCGAAATGGAATACACTCTCTATGAGCAGGCACAGCCTAAAGAGGAAAAGCCTACGTGGGATTTACCTACGTTGGAAAAACCTACGCAGGAAAAGCCTATACAGGGAAAACCTACGCAGGAAAAGCCGACACTATTAAGTACTAATATAATAAATACTGATTATATTAAGAACAGAGAGAGAGAGAATAAAGAACCGAAGGAAGAACAGAAATTACTCTCTCGCCTTAATAACCAACCTTTACCGCTTGAAATGGCTCAGTTACAGAACGAGTACTTCAAACGCTTCTGGCTGATGTACCCGCGGAAAGCAAAACAATTCCAGGCACAGCTTGCGTGGAACGCACTGCCGGTAGACGTTGAACTGTATGAGAAGATTCTCAAAGCCGTTGAGCGGTACAGTAAGACACGGCAATGGGCAGACAAAACCTACGTGCCGTATCCGGAGAACTTTCTTGACGGCAAGCGTTGGGAAGATGATATTCCCGAAGATACACCGAAGCCGACACGGAAGAACGATGTTGCGGCGGCGGCAGAAGCTGTTGTCGCAGGTTTAGAGGGAATGGAGTGGTAGACATGGACAGAAAGCAGAACTGCATCGAGATAGCGAAGCATATGGCTGTGCTGTTTGGTGCTTTTGGACAGAGCAGCGACATAGACCGCCAGAAAATCTACGTCGCTGACTTGGCAGACTTCCCGGCGGAGCTTATCGGCGTGGCGTGTAAAAAGTTACGCTATGAATCGCACTTCCTGCCGACGATCAGTGAAATTATCGAAGCGGCAAGAAGCCTTACCGCCACGAATACAGGCAAGCGCTTGCCGTCATGGGCGGAAGCTCAGCATGAGATTGAGCGGCAACTGAACATTGCAGGAAATTACAAAAAGCCTGAGTTTAGCTGCAAGGAGATTGAGCAGGCTGTAAAGGCGTATGGATGGCTTAATCTTTGTATGGCAAGTCAAAGCAGTATCAGTAACGCTTGGCATCAACTAAGCAAACTGTACGAGCAGACTTGCAAATATCAGCGTGAGGAAGCGACAAACCGCTATATCCTTAAAGACAAACCGCAAGGCTATTTAGGATATACCGAAGCAAAGAATGACGGCTTGTGCTTGCTGGCGCTAGTGTTGGGGGATAAAAAGTGAAAAAAGATTGGAGCTTATTGGTTGGCGAAAAGCATGGAACGCTGACTGTAAAACAGGTCGCAGGATCTGACAGAAACGGCTTTACCTACTTGCTGTGTCAGTGCGACTGCGGCAACGAAAAGGTTGTCAAAGCAACAGACTTTACACGGTGGAAAGTAAAGACCTGCGGAAAACTGGAATGTAAGCGCAAGACAAGAGGTGTGTTGACGTTACCGGAAGCGCAGGAGAGTTTTCCTCCGTATACAGGCGAGAGAGTTAGTGCTTTAGAACAACGAATCAAACCACGTTATTTCTGCAAGGCCGTCACACCGGAGTGCACGATAAGCACTCTGCTGCACATCTGCTGTTGTGAGTGCGACAGACCTTGCAAGCGGTGCGAGAATACGCCGCAGAAATGCGGAGCGAGAAGGAGGGTACAATAATGACTAGCGAAGAACGCGTAAAGGTTGTTAACGATATTGACGATATTTTAGGCGACTGGACCAACAGCGGCGATGATTTTTATTTGCAACAGGCGATTGCTATGATCCGTGCAGCGATTGAGAAAGAGGCTGAACATGAATTGTTGCGGGCAAAAATTATGGTGGAATAAATGATTAAGGTGCTGAATATTTTAATCGATTTTATTATGCTCCTGCTGATTATCGGTATACCAATCGTGTTGGGTGTCATGTTAGGACTTGCACTCGGGCGTTTATTATGGCTGTGGTAAAGCGTAGACAGCAGAAACTGAAATACTATCGTTACTGCTTGCGCAAAGCCCGTGAGTTGATGCGGAGCGAGGGAGAGAAAGCAATGAACTTTGTAGATTTTTTCGCAGGAATAGGCGGTATACGCTTAGGCTTAGAGCAAGCCGGGCATAAATGCGTCGGCTTCTGTGAGTTTGATAAGTACGCCAGGACAGCGTACAAAGCTATGTACGATACGGAAGGAGAGTGGGAAAGCCACGATGTACGAACAGTTAAGCCTTATGACGTGCCCAACGCAGACTTGTGGAGCTTCGGCTTCCCGTGCCAGGACATCAGCGTCGCAGGAAAGCAAAAAGGCTTACAAGAAGGCGAGCGAAGCGGATTGTTTTATGAGATTATGCGACTGCTTGCCGGACGTAAGAAAGAAGATAGACCTCGATGGCTACTCATTGAAAATGTTAAAAATCTACTTAGCATTGGAAACGGATTTGATTTCGCGCGGCTGCTGCTTGAAGTGGGGGGGTACGGGTACTCTCTCCAATGGGACACTCTCAACAGCAAAGACTACGGCGTTCCCCAAAACAGGGAGCGCGTGTTCATTGTCTGCTATCTTGGAAACATCCGTGGACGAGAAGTATTTCCTCTCAGACGAACAGACGGCGAGAATCCTTGCGAACTCAAGGAGATAACACAAGGAGTTGCCGATGCTCAAAGAATCTATGAAAGCGACGGACTCGCAAGAACGCTAAAAGGCGAAAGCGGTGGGCAGGGCGGGAAAACAGGACTGTATGCTGTGCGATTTAGATATACCGAACGTGGAGAGAAAAGCAGAGAAAAGGGACGTATGGAACCTGTAGAAATTGCCAATGCCTTAACGTCGAAACATTGCGGCGACCAAACAGCAGATTGCAGTAATGGCGTTGTCTGCATGAGCATCAAAGGACAACAATTGCAGGAGCAGATTGATACCGCTCCAACAATTGATACTGATTGCAGAAACAATTTAACGCGTAAGCAGACTTGCTGCGCAGTTCTAACACCAGACCGAGAAGAGAAACGCCAGAACGGCAGACGAATAAAAGAGCCGGGCGAGCCTAGTTTTACTTTGACAGCGCAGGATAGGCACGGCGTAGCGTTGCTTGACGAAAACATCCGTATCCGCCGCTTAACTCCTCGTGAGTGCTGGCGTTTGCAAGGATTTTCCGATGAATACTTTGAGAAAGCGAAAGCGGCAGGCATAAGCGATACTCAACTGTATAAACAAGCTGGCAACGGCGTAACAGTGAATGTTGCCAGGGCAATAGGCGAAAGGTTAAAGGAGGTTGAAGAACATGATGGATAAAGAAGAAGTTCGCCAATATTGGCGACACCAGAAACGAATGGCGGCCTTAAAAGTTTTTTGTTTATCGCTTATAGGCACAGCGATATTGATTGCGGGGTGCGGTGAAACGGAAGAAGAGATTAACGCTAACAATGCCAAAAGCAGAGCCGCCGTTGAAACTGCCAGCGCGAATAATAATATCAAAAGCACCGGTAGTGTTATTGCTAAAAAAGTAGGTGGTAGCGCAACTATCATCTTGCCAGACAATCAGAAGTTGCAACTTGTTACATGGAAAAATGACAATATGTGGGTGCTTTATCGTCCTATGAGAGCTGATGAACAGGCGGAAACTTATACTTATCAAGAAGATAGCAAGTTTGGACTTATAGAAGCAAAGATTACCATCCGTGAAGTAAAAAGATAAACAAGGAGGGCGAAAAATGGATAAACAAGAAAAATTAATCAAGGCTGTTAATGCAGAACTTGAAAATTGGCTGCTGAGCGGCGACGTTGATTATCTGCGCAAGGCTATGGCTGTTATTCGTGCAGAAATTGAAAAGGAGGAGGAAGAATAATGGCTGAACTAACGAAGAACCGCAAAGAGTGGCGCATAAGTCGTCGCTGCGCAGGAGTGGCGCGCCGCAGCTATATGTTGGGACGCACGCCAATCAAAAGACTGCGCTGTCTGATGAACGAAGGCTATGGAATCTATTCCATGGGCTTGTGCTACCGCCGCTGGTCGAAGCTCAGTCTAGGCGGCAGAAGAGTGCGTGTGGCGAATTACATTATCGTGGTTGTAAAGGAGGAGAAGGTTCAATGAAAAACGTGATTCATTTTGAAGTCAGTTTTGACTTGGTGATTAAGCCGGAAAACTACAAAGGCTATGAGTTTTTGCGTGAAGTACAAGAAAAACTTGTGCAGTCGGCGTACGAGAGAAAGCATTATATTCGCCGCCATCAAGACAGCATTGCAACTCTTATCAAAGAAAAGGCGGGTTGCTGGGACAATAACGAATATACGACGAGCGTTCAGAACCTGGAGTTTAAAAAGTCAGAACTCAAGGTAGACGACTTTAAAACCGTTATGGAATGCCTGAAAACCGATGAGGCGGGGCAAGAGTGGCATAGATGCTCGGAGTGTGGAAATGTTATGAAAGAGGCTGATAAATATGGTTTTTGCCCGTATTGCGGTAGAGCGATTAGAAAGGTGGAGCAAGATGCTGATTAAGGTTGATGACAACACATTTATTAATCCGGAACACGTTTGTTCTGTAAAAATTCTCGCCTTAATTAACGGTTACAATGTACTCGTTAAGATGGCGAATGGCAGCGAAGAGACGTTTACCAACTATGGTTCTTACGCAGATACGTTAGAAGCCGCGTATAGCCTCGTTGTAGGCCTCAATAAAGCGGAGGCAGAAGGTTTTACTGCTGGCGAAGAAAGCGAGGAAGTGTAATGACTCCAGAACGTCAGAAATGGTGGGATAGCCTGCCGGAAACGCAAAAATATTTGCGTAGAGAAGTTTCACGTTTAAAGTACGAAAGAAGCAAAGCAAAACTTCTTGCGAGTACCACGTGGAGCGTTGTAGTTAAAATAACTGCTCTTAATCGCATTAATTGTTACACAGCTCATATCCGTGCGATTAAACGTGAGCTTGACCGTACAACGGCAGCGACGTTTACAGGAAGCTATGAAGGGGCGGCGTTGAGGAGGTATAGCATGAAATTTAAGACGAAAGACACAATAGTGACGGAAACGGGCCGCTCTGTATATGACTGTCCAATAACTGAATATGCGTGTGATGAATGCGGAGCAAATTTTCTTGACCGTGATGATAATTATGCGTACTGCCCTTACTGTGGCAGAAAAATCGTAGACATCTACGTAGAGGACATTAAGGAGAAAGAGTAATGACGTTAGATGAATTTGTGGCAATTGTAGTTGTGGTGGCACTTATCCCGGTGGCTATTATCCAATGGATGGGGTTAATCGTAGCGATTATTGACGGGGTGCGTGACTGGAGAGGTGATAATAATGATTGACTATAAAAAAGCAGAACAGGCGAAGAGATTGCTAGATGAAAGCGGTGTAGATTATATACTCGCTTATGTCAAAGAGAACGGCTGCACAGCAGGACAGGTGCAAGGTAACGCATTAAAGGTTGCGGACTGCATTGTGGCGGCAATGCAGTCCGTAGGCAAGTTGATTCGTGATAAACATGGCGATAAAACGGCTGTTGGACTGCTGCACAACATAACAATGAAAGCACTGCAACTGATTTATAAAGATAGCGATAAGGAGTGATAACTGATGAAAAAATATATTGTTTCCGGTAAAGTAACAGCATATATAGAAGTAGAATTAGAAGCGGAAAATGAAAAAGAAGCCATTGAGAAGGCGTATGAAGAGTGCTCTGGGCCTATGGATTTCGTCGGCAATGGTGGATATGACAAATTAATTGGGGTATGCGATACAGATGATGCTATCGTTAGCATTGCATGCGATGATGAAGTCGAATACACCGAAGCAGAAGAAATTGAATAAATAAGGAGTGATAACATGGCAGAATTATTATTAACTGCTGGAACTGACGACGAAATATTTACCATCCTTGGTCTAATTGTTACGCCGCTTTTTGCGTATCTTGTATATATAGGCTTTTTTTGCAATGAATGCGATGAATGCAAAAAGAAATGGAGATAAAGAAAATGGCGAAAAATCTTATTCCTGAAATCGCCCGTATGTTGGGCGTGGAGATTTGCGAAGAGTTTAAAATTGAAGGCAATGCCCGCACCTACTTTTTTGATTTAGACGGACTTCATTCTGGCGACCATGTAGCGAAAGACGAAGATAATGCTACGTTGTGTGACATTCTTTGTGGCGACGCCGAAATCGTTAAAATGCCTTGGAAGCCGAAGAAAGGTGAAAAATACTGGGGGTTTTGGTACTCGTCAGTAGATGACGCATGGCTTGTGCTTTTGTACACTTGGGCTAACAATCCCGCAGATTTTGCACTCTACAAAGCAGGCTGGGTATATCGTACTCGTGCAGAAGCTGAAGCTGCATTACCTGCTGTGGCTGCGGAAATGGGTGTGGAGTATAAGCTATAGGAGGCTTTAAATGAATTATGGCGACAAACATACAGAAGATAGTCTTAGCTCACGTTTAGGGTGCTTATATGGCATTGAACGTGGCTTAGATTGCGGTCCGAATATCATAATGGACCAGTACTGGAAGGTATGGGACGGCGGAGAACGGCAAGACCGATACAAATGGTACTATGAAGCAGACTTCTTGTACATCACTAAAAGCAATTATCTTTACGAAGTCGAAATTAAAATCAGCGTTGCTGATTTTAGAGCAGACCAAAAGAAAAATAAATACCACGACCATCCAGACGTTAAAGGCTTCTATTATTTCGTTCCACAGGAGCTTTACAGCAAGCATAAAGACGAAGTTAAAGCTATGTGTAAGGAAAAGGGTGCGGGCTTAATTGTAGATGGTTATCCAATCACAACAGTTTTAAAGCCTAAAGTGCGTAAAGAAGTTAAACCGCTGACCGATAACGGGTATATTCATTACTTGCGGCTGTTTGCCAAGAAGTGGGTAAGAAAGAGGGAATTAATAGATGTGTGTAACATTAAGTGATAAACGTAGAACCGTCGAATATGATTTTGGTTATGGTGCATTACTCCGCTATCGGTTGGCAGTTGCGGAAGCATATGGCGTTAAAACAGCACTTATAGCTGCTATTACACCGCCTTTTTCAGATATGGATAATGTATTTATAGAGGAAGTCGAGGAAAAAGTACCAGATGAAATAGCTGATTTTCTCTTTGCTTGCGATTGTGGTGCTGAATTTAACCAAAAACAATCTCGTGTAATTTACCATGTGTTGAAAGATATTACATTACCAGAAAATTATAATCCTGTAATTACTGCATATGGCAAGACATACGACCTGCATAAAGCATTTATAGAGGTTTTTGGCTTAGGCAGGTACAAAAACAATGGTGTCCTGTGGGCATAGGAAGGATTTTTTACGAAGACGCTGTTTTACGTAAAAGTCCCTTGAAAAAGTTGAGGTGACATTCATGAAAAGAACCATTGGCAATAAGCTAAACGACTACAAACATTTGAAACCGCCCGGAAGTGAATTCTTGCCACGATTAGTAATGATTAGACGTGCCGTAAATGTTGTTTTTAGAAGAAATAGATATGCGTGGTTCAGTTTAAAAAAATTGTTTGTGCAAAGAATGAAAGCAAAGCACCCGGAAGCCGTCAAAAAATGGCCGAAAAATCGTAGACAGTAAGGAGTGAAAAAATGCTGATTAAGATTTGCGAAACGCAATGGATTAAAGCAAAGAAAATAAATGCGGTTAAATTACATCAAAGAGGCATCAAGAAACAGTGGGATGTTTGCGCGTATACAGACAGAGAGAAATGTGTCTATGGCACTTATGATACTAAGGATGAGGCCTTGCAAATTCTCGGTTCCTTGGCTTTAACTATAAACAGTAAAAATAAATAACTAGCCCATGGGCGCGGCGGCTGGGTTGCCGAATGGCAGTAAGCATTGCTGAGAATTCCCACGCCGCCGCTTTTTATAAGGAGGTAAAAATGAAAAAAATAAAAACTATAGAAGCTATAGAAGCTGCCCGGCTCATAAAGGCAATGTGCAGCAAGCGGAAACGCTGCAAAGGTTGCATCTTTCACGATACTAAAACCGTTTCGCCTTGCAAATTGACAATTTATCCCGATATATGGGAGGTTGATTAAATGATTAACAAAGACCAAATTAGACGTATGTTGGACATTGCAGATATTAAGACATCGGCACGGCTGATGCTGCTTGTTATCGAGATTGTAGAACTGCAGGCGGACTTAAAAGCGTTGGAGTCGCTTGTACAGATGCAGTATGATAGTCACGCAGTAGATGCTGCTAAAAATCATGTACGGCAACAGCCTGAGTATATAGAGATTAACAACGAATTAAAGAAAGCCACAGAAGCTGTTACAAAGGCTATGAGCGACCCACAAGCACGTTTGAGAGCAATGTTTGAAGCTAAAATGCGTGGAGATATGTAAAAGGAGGCAGGAGGAAGGAACATGGAAAAAACAACAGTAATACGGTTGCAACGTTTTATATGTGATGAATTAGTGTCAGAATACAGGTGCAACGAGTGTAATGCTGAATTTATTGACCGTTATGAAGAATACGGCTATTGTCCTTATTGTGGGCGAGAAATTGTATACTGGAAAGAGCAGGAAAAATGAAAATATTAAAATTTTCGCCTGACCCGGACACAAAAAAGCGTGTACTAAAGATGCTGCAAGAACATATGGGACGAAAGAATGATATGATGCCGATTTGTCCGCATTGCCGGGAGAAAATAGACTTAGAGAAGTTAGCTAATGGCGTTTGGATAAGAAAGGTTGAAAAATGATGATTGATTACAAGAAAGCCGAACAGGCGAAAGAGCTGCTACAAGAATGTGGAGCATCTTTTATAATTGCCTATAATGACAGCAATAACGATGATGTTGTTTGTGCATCAGGAAATTACATTATTCTCAAAAGCTTGATCATTGGTACGATGGCGCAGGCAGCATTAGGTGTGCGTGGCAAATATGGTGAAGAAATGGCTATGCAAGAATTAATGAGCATGATGACAGAAGCGGCAAAATTAGTTCATTACAATAAGGAGCAAAAAAAATGAAACGTGAAAAATTAATTGTCCTGCTGTTTGCATTCAGATATGCAGTACATCGTTTAGGTACACAGGCGTTAGTAGACATTGAAAACGAGCTTATCGCCAATATGGAAAAATTCCCGGATTGGATGTTACAGCAAATGCAAATTTCGCTTGAAGGCAATTTTGAGTATATGCAATACAAACTAGAGGAAACCGGAAGAATCGCTTTAGACGATGATTGCCGCTTTCAAAAGCCGCTGCTTGATGCAGTAAAAGCACAAAGAGCAAAGTTAGCAGAGATTGCCAGAGGTGCAACCAATGGAAATATGCTTAATTGATATTGTAAGTTGCACACTGCTTGACGTAGCTGTTATGTGTGTAGCTTTATGGATGTTAAACAGGGAGTGGTAATTTGAAATATTTACATCTTGTTGCAAGCATTTGTATGGAAATTCTTGCTATTATGGGTACTATTGGAATCCTGGTTATAATCTGGAGAGATATTTTAGGAGGTTTTTAAGATGATTAAATTTTTACCGACGATTGACGCACCAGCGAACACGAAGCTTCCGCAACGTAGCACACAGTTTTCTGCTGGCTATGATTTTTACGCACCGACAGATATTTTTGTTCCAGCTGGCGGTGAAAGCGTACTTATTCCGCTGAACATTAAAGCTATTATGCCTGGCGATATGGTTCTGATGCTGTTCATCCGCAGCAGTCTTGCGGTTAAGTTCAATTTGTCGCTAGTTAACAGCGTAGGCATTATTGATAGCGATTATGCTAACAACCAGGACAATGACGGCAATATAGGTGTTAAATTCAGAAACAACGGCAGCGAAACTATCATTATCAGAGAAGGTGAACGCTGTGCACAGGGAATCTTCGTGCGTTACTGCGTAACCTCGGACGATGAAGCAAGTGCTGTTCGTGGTGGCGGTTATGGCTCAACAGGACGCTAAGCTTTATCTTATTAGCTGGCGCAGTTTGTTTTCGGGCGAAGTTGATTTTCGTGAAAAAGTGTTAGCTGCTTCGCCTGAAGAAGCTATAAAGATAGCCAGCGAGGGAGAAAGTTCAGAATTTATTGAGCTGATGTATTACCCGGAAGCAAAAGAAATGTAGGGAGTGTATAAAATGCCAAAAAGAGAAAAAAGCATTGAAGAACAAATCAAAGAAGAAACAGCAATGCTTATAGACAGTTTTTTGCGGTGGGAACATATCCGGTCCTATGGATGCCAAGACCCTTTTTATCCTGACGGCGAAAACATGAATTTAATAAGGAATCATATAATTTACGGAAAGAGCAGACTTGAAGAGCTGTGCACTGATATTCCTTTACCAGCGCAATATTATATGCCGACACCTGAGGAAGTTGACGCAAACTATATGGCTGCCGACGGAAAGTATTACGATTACCGGATGAAAAAGTTTGCAGGATCATATCCCGACATTACCACAAAAACACCGAATGATATAAGCAACCAACAAGAATTATTTTAGAGGTGCTACATGAAAACACTATGCAGAGGATGCACAGAAAGAAAAATAGGCTGCCACGCTACTTGTAATGCTTTTAGCGAATGGAAAATCCAGCAGTGTAAAATACTGAAAGCCATGTATCTTGAAACGCTTTCACCTACAGCTGGAGCAGTTGCCAGACACGAAAAATGGATAAAGGAGCATAAATAATGAGTGTGTTTAAATCTCCATTTAGTTTTATCGGATTAAAAGATGATAAATACGTTATTGTCAAAGAAGCACCGAAGAATTCAAAAGATAGCTTTACAATGCCGCTCCCTGAGGATAACGTAAATCATCCGAAACACTACACCAAAGGCGGTATTGAGTGTATAGATGCCCTAAAGGCTGCTACCGTTGGCAAAACAGGCATTGAAGCTGTCTGCGTTGCCAACATTATTAAATATTTATGGCGTTACGAAGAAAAGAACGGCGCAGAAGATTGTCTAAAAGCAAGGTGGTATCTTGACCGCCTTATCAAAGAACTTAAATAACAGAAGGGAGTAAGCGCATGGAAGATATGACTGTAAATGAAAATCAAAGCACGATAACCGTTCCGCTGGCGTATTTCGAAGAACTTATCGAACGTGTGGCAGAGCAGACCGCCAAAAAGACATCTAAAAAGCTGTGTGATGATTTGTACAGCAAAGAAGCACAGCGAAGGGATTTCGACAAGCGACTGTATAATGTGCGCTTGCTGCTAAAAAATTACAGAAGCCTTCAGGAACACGCAGCGTTAAAGACTAGCGAGATTGTCAATATCGACGATGAACAGATTTCAGCTATCGAGATTCTTGATTCGTTCCAAAACCTGAAAAGCATGGGAGCTAATGAGCTAAAGCTTGAAAGCATCATAAGCTCAACGATGCGAACAAAAGTGCTGATAAACTACATGGACGATATGATAGCACTTTACAAGCAGACCAGGTATAACAGCGGCAAGCAGGAGGATTTGCGCCGGGCAGATGTGCTTGACGTGCTGTTCCTTAAACCTTGTCCGCCGGAAGCGTATGTTACTGATATAGTAGCAAGTCTTGCGCAAAAATGGTCAGTGAGCGAAAGGCAGATATGGCGTGACACAAACGATGCCGTTGAGCAGCTAACCGCTTTACTGTTTGGCGTGGACGGCGTGAACCTGCTGGAAGATAAAAAGCGCAGAAGGGCAGCTCGCCTTGCTGAAGAAAAGAATATCAAAAAATAACAAGAAAAACTCACCTTTTATAAAGAAAACTCTTTATAAAAGGTGAGTTTTATAGTATAATATAAGTGCAGGGAAAATAAGAAAGCCCACAAGAAAGGAAGTTGGAAAATGGAAAATAAAATGGTCAACGTAGTTAAAAGAATTCAAGATATTGAAGCAAAAGCTAACAAGAAAACTGCAAGTAAGGAAGAAATGCTTGAACTGGTTGCCCTTGATGAAAACTTAAGAGCTTATGCTCATGAAAACAACATGGGATATTTCGAATGCTTGGTAAAATTTCGTGAAGAATTAAGAAAGGAGAATTAAACAATGACACAAGAAAAAATAACATTAGCATTAAGAGAAGCACTGCTAGATTGGTTCGACCTTAAAAAAATTGAAGAAAAATTCCCTAAAAGCAGCGTTGCTAGAAATAAAGCGCAACGAAAATGGAATGAGGTTGAAAAGCTTGCAAATATGCTGCAAGCAATCGAAGAAGCTAAATAAAAGCTGATGACAGGAGCATAAGCTCCTGTAAAGCTACCAGGCAGAAGGTTCAAAGTCCTTGCCAATAGCTTTAGAAAGGAAGTCGATTTTATGAACTATGCAATTTTAATCAAAACCGTGGTCGATGACAACGGCAAAACCAATTCTGTGGAGAAGGTCCCAATGATGGAGGTATTCCCCACTATTTCCCTGGAATCTATGTACAAGCTTTGCGAATGCGAGCTTGTCGAGATTAAGGATATGCCGCTCCAGTTAGTAGAATTTGACGGCGAACTTGGAATTATTCCAGCAGTTACCATGGTGTTCGATGAAGAGTTTCTTCTGAAAAACGAAAACCCGGTAGCCAATGAGCTGGCAAGCGTGATTTACGGTTACGGTAGATTACATGATCAGTGCTTGTGTGGTAACGTGCTTCTGTGCTACACAAACGAGGAAGGCGACTGCATGCCGTTTAGTGAGAGTGAAGCAAACGCTATCGTAAAATGTTTGACAAGAATCAATAACCATATCGGAGATATGGAATTTAAGGTCCAAAAACCAATGATGAAATTTATGACTTTTTAGGAGGGATACATAATGTTGAAATACAAAGATTACTCAACCTTAATCAACGAACAGCAAAAGGAATACGAAAGCTTTACCAAAGATAAAATGTTCTTTGCTTTTACTGAAGAACAGTTTAACGAAGGCATGAAAAGATTTGGTTTAGCTTCTAATGATACCGACAAGGTTTATCAAATCGGCTTCGGAGGATATATCCTTCGTGCCCAGGCTAAGGCCCATAATGATTTGGTAAAACGCCTGAACATCGAAAAGAAGGAGCACATGAAAGATTTCGACTTCTTGAAATCAGCTTTTCATTACGAACTTGCTAACCATGAGTTTTGTGTAACTTATGAACTTGACGATACGCTGGATGCTTTGCTTTTAACTTATGAACAAGTTAACTCTGATCCGGTTATGAAAAAAGCTTTACTTGAAGCAAAGAAAGAATATCTTAAGAATTGTGAAGATTGGATGTGATTAATGTGAGAACAAGACAACTTATAAAGTATGTACTGATGCTGAAAACGCTTCCTCTTGCCGGAGATGAGTTCCATGAACTCATGGCAAATACAAAACGCCGCCAAAAGAAAATCGATGCACTGCGTGAAAAGCTTTTGATGCCGGAAAGCTACTACCCCTACAAACAGGCATAAACAAAAGAACCAGCGTGCACCGAAAGGTGTGCGCTGGAAAAAGATTGGAGTAAAAGTTATGTGTAAAGTAGCAGATAAAAGTTACAAAGAGTTATGCGAAGCGTTGCTGGGGCAAGAAGCTTATAAGGTTTCCGAACTGACGGCACAGAAATTGTATCGCCTGGAAGATACCGACGAGCTGAAAGCGTATGGATTAGACAAACAGAAAGCAGAAGCTTTCTTGTGTGGTGTAGAGTTAGGAAAAAGAGCTTTTAGCGAAACCAAAGCTGAGGAAAAAAGACACTGCTGTAATCCGCGAGATTTAGCTGAATTTATGATGCCGAAGTTGCGGTATCTGAATCATGAAGAATTCTGGGTTATTGCAGCAGACAGCAAGAACAGAATAATTGAGGCAAGAGCTATACTGAAAGGAACGCTGACTAACTGTTATGTTCATCCTAGAGAGATTTTCAAGTATGCCATCATGAAAAATGCTGCTGCAATCTTTGTAGCGCATAATCATCCTTCAGGTCTTGCAACACCTAGTGCTGACGATAAAAAGTTAACCAGGAATATTGTTAAAGCCGGGGCAATAATGGGAATACCTTGCTATGATCATATCATTATAGGTGACGGCAGTTACTACAGTTTCCAGGAAGATGAACAAATGTAAGGAGGAGTAGTAAATGTTACAGGGATTTGAGCAGTATTTTTTTAAAAAAGAAATTGAGTTTACTATATCGAAAACTGGGGGAGTTACCTTTAAGTCTGGAACTATACAGGCATTAGGAAAATGTGAATATATTCAAATTTTTTTCAAAGACAGTGAAAGGCTGTTGGCTATAAAATCAGCCCAAAAATCCGATAATTGGGCCGTTCCGTTTAGGTCAACAAGTAATTGGGTTAGATACAATTCGTATGATTTTAAAAAAAGGGTTTCGTTATTAATGGGTGTGAATTTTTCCGACTGTTCTTCATACAAAGTCGGAGGTGTATATTTGCCTAAAGAAAATGCTGTTGTTTTTGACTTAAAAAAAGTAAAAGGAGGAAAGAAAAATGAACGCTTATGAAATTATGTACATTATTCGCCCGGAGCAGAAAATAGTCGAAGATGTTATCTTGAAGTTCAATGACTTAATAGCTTCTAATGGTGGTGTAGTTGAAAAAACAGACCGCTGGGGAGAAAGAAGGATGCCTTATGTAATTCAGGACTATAAGAATGGTATTTATGTCCTGGTTACATTTCATGCAAGTAAGAAGTGTGTACTCGAGCTTCACAAAGCAATGGATATTACCGAAGAAGTGCTCCGGCACATGATTATCAGAAAGGGTGTATGCTAATATGACACCTTTTGATAAATTTAAGGAAACTGCGTTTGACATAGGAGAATTTGAAATAGTTCCAACCGATGAGCAATAGAAAGGTAGTGGTTAACGTGAAAACATTGTATTTTGAAGGTGCTGGCTGGGAAAAGGCAGAGCGCAGCATCAACACCATAGGCAACTGCCGTGTTAGAACATCATTTCACCTCGATAACGGCAAGGGCGTTTATCTTGAAATTGTTTGCTGTGAAATGCTTGGCGAAAGAAAGAAGCTTTATGGCGGCTTGCAGTATGTAGGATTCGTAGACTTCTTATTCTACATTACAGACGAAGAACCGAACGATGACTGCAATAAGTATAAATTGACCGGTATGCGTAACACTCATTTTGCCTATGACTTCGATTCGATTCTTGCTTTTGTGAATAGCCTGGGAGCATCGTTTGATAAAATATGTGTGCTGCCCAACCTTGCCGGATATAGAGTACATTCAGATGACCGGGCAAAGCGATACAACTATGCTGATGAGTTTACGCCAGACTGGGAAGCTGTTAGGAGAGCAGAAGAAATTTACGAGCACTTTTATAAGCTAGAGCAATCCGAAGGCAAGAAGTTCCCTAACTTCTCTCTTTACAATGACGAAAGCGACAAGACAAAGCTTTATCTGATCAGGCATTATAATGGCTATAATAAAAAATGGCTTATTGATGCGTCAAGTGATTCGTGGTTGCAAACTATCGTTGAAGTAGCTTAACAAAAAGCCTGCGGGAAATCTCGCAGGCAATATTTTTATAAAAGCTTATGTTGATTATGTAAAGAGAACACTGTATAATGATAAGAGATAAAAATACTTAAGGTGGTGCTACTATGATGATTGAAAACAAAATTAAAGTCTTAATCGCTTCTACAGGAAAAACCCAGGCTGCGTTAGCCAGAGAAATGGGCATTACTCCAATGTCCTTAAATTACAAGGTAAGAAAATGCAAATCACTTAAGCTTCTGCTGGAGCTTGCAACTGCCTGTGACTTTGAGGTAGTTCTGCGCAAGCGTGACGGCAGTATTGAGTATGAGATGACTAGAGAAGACTTAGAAGAAAACTAATATTTTATAAAGAAAACTCTTTACAAAAGCAGAGAAATATAGTATAATATAATTGTAGGGAAGATAGAAAGCCTACAAGAAAGGAAGTCAGTTAAGATGTTAGAAAAGAAAATCGCTGCTTTAAAGAATATGAGTAAAGAGGAATTAGTGAAAGAGTATGAAAAAATGGTAATGTACAATACTCAACACCTGGAAGCTTGCTTGGGTAAATCTGGTCAGTATGAAGAAGCAATTAAGGCGGAAATTCTCAGCCGCATGAATTAAGGAGGGAGTAAATCATGAAGATAGGTCAAGTCGAGTTCACCTGGCGTACACATCGTCAGGCGTGTGTTGTAAAAATTGGCGGTGAACAAAGAGTTTTCCGCTTCAATAAGAAAACGACTCGTAAGGAGCTGTTTGCGAAAATTCGCTCCTTAATTGCAGAAGCAGCTGGTACCCAAAAGGTTTGCCAGCATTGCGGCAAGCATTACTTCGGTGTAAACTCGCACAACTTCCTGTGCGGTGACTGTGCTCAGAAAGCTGCTGACATTCATCGTGAAGGTGTTGGCAATATTAAAGAGTTTTCCTTCAGCGAAGCTTTGCAGTACATTCCTGAAGGCGTTAACCCAATCGAATATGAGCGTAAAATCGACGCAGAAATTCGCGCGGAACGTCAAGCGTTTGTAGACTTGTGGAAACAAGATGACCAAGCGTGGAATTTGTACTGCTACGGAAAGAGGGCGAGCAAATGAAGTACGAAGTAACTTTTTCATGCGGTCACACTGGAACGGTACAGCTGTACGGCAAAGGTGATGAGCGTGAACGTAAGATTCGTTATTTTGAAGAATATGGCGTATGCTCCGAGTGTTACAAAGAGCGCCGTGCTATAGAAGCAGAAATTGGCTGCAAACATGTAACAATGTTCTACAGGACATATAAAACTGATTACAGTTTCTGCGACGTTTTAAACGATTCTTACGATAAGCAGGAAAAAACTATTACGGTGTTAGTTCCGGAAGCGTTGGCAGATTTTATAGATGCTAAAAATGAGGGCGGGGCTACACTGTTTAATGCAGCTATTAAGGTTGCTACCAATAACAAAAACAAGGAAGGCAAGCACTACGCAGAGTGCTATGAGATAGTTAAAGCCTATATCAAGGAACACGCAGACTTTGCCAAAGAATTACAGGCGTATATGCAACAACAATATAGATAAGCAAACCGAAAGGGCGTGATCATTTGAAGCCGGAAGATATTATCAAGTCTTACAATGCCGAAGGCAGCATTAAAAAAGTAGCTGCACTGTTTCGCGTTTTAGAGCAGAAAGTCAGAAAGGTTCTCATTGATGCCGGAGCATATGAAAGTGATATGTCCATACAGGTCAATGATTTGCATGAGCAAGGTTACAGCGTAGAGAACATAGCCGAAAAGTTGCGTGTAAGCAAGAGCACTGTTTCAGCATATCTGCCATACACCAAAGGCGTGTATCTTGGCGAAAATCCTTCCAGCAATGCTCTTAAAATAAGAAAGTGCAGAGCTAAAAATGGATAAACCTTTACATGATTTGCTAAATGAGTATATAGCAGCTTATAGCAAAGGTGAAGATAACCTAAGAGCGTTTTGGGAGTATGTTATAAGCATAGGAGCTTATGAACAGATGCGCCAGCTTGCTGTATACCAGGATGTTATTTTTAGCTACAAAAAAGACCAAACAAAGCCTGCCTGTAATGGCTACTGTGAAAAAGCCTACACAGCCGAAGATGCAGAGTTTGCCAGGATACAAATAGAGCACCTTTTAAAATCATGTCAGTAAGGTGTCATTTACAAGGCAATTAAAGGAATGATATAATTAAGATGCAACAGTTGGATAATAAACCCTTCTCCTAAAAATATGTTGTGTACTCAAAAAGCCGCCTACAAATGTAGACGGCTTTTTAAATGCGTAAAATATAACTAATTATTTTTGAAAAAACACTTTACAAATAAACAAAAATATAGTATAATATAAGTATAGAAAGGAGGTACAAAACGTGGATGAGGATTTTAAAAATGCAGCTGAAACTGTTTATTTCCTGGTAAACGCTATATTGGTAGCAATGCAAATACAGGAAAAAATTAAAAAACAGCAAAAAAAAGCAGCAAAAAAGCCCCCTGTAAATCGCAAGAGCAAGAAGCGTAAATAAAGAGGGCAGCAGGTAGGACGAGCAATCGTCCTCCTGCCTATATTCTACCACGTTTTAACAAAAATGAAAATACTAATTTGGTTGTTCACTATTGGCATTGTAGTCGAAGCAGTAAGAAATTTTCCTCAAATGAGCCTGCATGAATGGGTATTGTGGGCGCATGGCTTAGCTAGTGGAATTGTAATGTTGTATTGGTGGATAAGTAGGAGTTAACATGGAAAGTAAAAAATGGGGCGGTGTTCGCGAGGGAGCAGGCAGACCGAAAGGAAAGACTGCTGCTGGCGAACGCAAGGGACGCAATATTAGAGCGTTCGATGATGAATGGGAGCTTATAAAGCAATTCGCAAAAATCGTCAAAACTGACCGTCAGCGAGCGGAAGAGTTGCTAAAATTATTATAGTTTTATTGGACAGTGTAAAAAAAGCACTGTCCTTTTTTATTGTAAAAAAATGGAGGTACATCATGGATTTAAGAAACAAAATTACATTAATGGCGTTATCAGACATTACGCCGTATGAAAACAACCCAAGAAACAACGAAGAAGCTGTTGAAAAGGTTGCTAACTCTATCAAAGAGTTTGGCTTCAATCAACCTATCGTAGTCGACAAAGATAATGTTATCATTGTAGGTCATACACGCTATCTTGCAGCACAGGAGCTAGGTTTAGCTGAAGCTCCGGTAATTGTTGCCGGGGACTTATCAGATGAGCAAGCAAGAGCTTATCGTCTAGCAGATAACAAGACAGGAGAAATCGCTGAATGGGATTTTGAAAAACTTGCATTAGAACTAGAAGAAGTAGAAAGCTTAAATATGAGCGAGTTTGGTTTTGCTGGTGAAGGTTTAGATAGCTCGTTCAGTGAAAGCGATAGCGAAGATGATATTGCAGATTTCTTTGAAGCCGCTCCAAACACGCAGGAAAGTAACGCTAGTTCTAAAACTGTAAGCGCAGACAAAAAGATTGTCACCTGCCCACATTGCGGTGAAAAATTTGAAATATGAAACTGTATTTAGCTGGTGGTATGAGCTACCGCGAGTTGCTATTCGGGAGGGCAATAATGAAACTGTTTCTTGCGAGCGATGTTCCATGGAGAGAGCTAATATACAGTAAAACGGTAATTAATTGGGCTACTCCAAGAAAACAAAAAGGCAAGTTGACAACAAAATCATTTCTTGCAGGCGGTGAAAGTGAAGCAAAAGAATGTAGTAAAGAGCAAAAAAGTACAAAGTAAACATCCTTGAATCGTTCTTACAGACAACGGCAGAGTCGGAGAGATATCTGCCGTATTACGATGATTATATGCTTGATTCTGGAGCTTTTAGTATGCTGACAGGTAACACAAAAAAAATCAATCTTAAATCATACGTTGATGCTTACATTGAGTATATCAATAGGCATGACATAAAAAAGTTTTTTGAGCTCGACATCGACCCTATCATCGGATATGATGAAGTGCTACAAATTCGTAACTATATCGAGCGAAAGACAGGTAAAAAGCCTATACCCGTTTGGCATCGCAGCAGAGGGAAAGAAGAGTTCTTAAAAATGTGCAGCGATTACCCATACGTAGCTCTAGGAGGGATTGCAATAAAGGAAATCAAGCCCAGCGAACACCAGCACTTTACTTGGTTTATAAATGAAGCTCACAAAAGAGGTGCTAAAATTCATGGACTAGGGTACACAAACCTTAAAGGTTTACAAAAATACCATTTTGATAGTGTAGATTCTTCGTCATGGGTTTCTGGTAACAGGTTTGGGCACGTTTACAGATTTAATGGAAAAACACTCGTAAAATATGACAAGCCAGAAGGCATGAGGGTTAAAAACAAAAAAACTGCTCTTAACAATTTTGTTGAGTGGGTAAAGTTTAGCGAATATGTCGCTAGCCATTATTAAAGGAGAACAAAATGAAAAAAATTGTGCATAAAGTAGAACCTGGCATGAACATTCAAGATGTTCATTGCACTACATATCAAATGAGAAATTTTTATACACAGTTCCATGACGGCTTTTTTAGTAATTTAGATGTTATGAACTACATTCAGCATTATACAGCTGCAAAGATGGCAAAAACAGGGTGGAACGTTGTCGACGTTTGTTGTGGACGTTCATTAATGCTGCCACTCTTGCGCTACCATGCAAAAAATATCAACAGTTACACAGGCGTTGATATTTGTAAGACCAACATTAAAGAAGCTATGCGAGGAGCTTCCAAAAAGCTTACTATGGAAGAGTTAAAAACTTACTATCCGTTTAAAGTTTCTTGGAAATTGTGCGATGTTGCTGAAATGACAAAGGTTGTTCCTGCTAACTCAACTGATTTTGTTATTTACACATCAGCTTTAGAGCATATGCATAAGACGGTAGGAGCGCAAAGCTTAAAAGAGTGTTATAAAATTATGAAGCCAGGAGCAGTAATGTTTCTTTCCTGCCCTAATACTCCGGGCAATGGCTATAACACTCAGTATGCAGCGCACGTCTATGAGTGGGGGTATGACGAGTTAAAAGCGGAAATTAAACAAATTGGATTAAAAATCGAAAACGAGGTAGGACTTGTGATGGGTGCTAAAGAAATGAAAGCGTTTTATGAGCAAATGCCAGACAGCAGTTTAAAACAGTTTTACAACTCTTTAAAAAAGTATGTGCCTAACGACTGGCTAACTGCTTTCATGTCTATTCCGTTCCCTAAAGCTTCTAAAGAAATTTTGTTTATAGTGAGGAAATAATATGTATACAGTAACAAAACGATTAGAAATTTCGGCAGCACACCAACTTTCTTTAAATTATGAAAGTAAGTGCAAAAATTTACATGGACATAATTGGATTATCTGCGTAACTTGCCAAAGCGAAACCTTAGACGCTAACGGCATGGTAGTAGATTTCAAGCATATTAAAAACCTTGTTTCTGATATGCTTGACCATCAATATTTAAACGACGTTTTACAATGCAATCCGACAGCAGAAAACATTGCTCGTTGGATTTGCGAAAAAGTCCCGCACTGCGTTAAGGTGTCAGTGCAGGAAAGCGAAGGGAATGTTGCCGTGTATGAAATATAATGTAGTGGAAATTTTTAAAAGTATCGAAGGAGAAGGAAAGCGAACTGGCTATCCTTCTGTATTTGTTCGTTTGGCTGGCTGCAACCTGCGTTGTAGCTATTGCGATACAATCTATGCTCAACAATTCGCAGATGCTGCCAGCAGTTATAATGAGCAGGAGCTTATGGATGAGATAAGCGAGTATAACTGCAAGCGTGTAACTATTACCGGCGGTGAACCACTCCTGCACGACTTGCAGCCGCTTCTTGAACTGCTGCACAAAGCCAAATATGAGGTAAATATCGAAACAAATGGTGCTGTACCGCTTTACAAAAAAAGGTTAAGCGGTATTTTTTATACCATTGATTACAAGTGCGGCACGTCTGGCGAATCTAATAAAATGCTAATGGATAATTACAAGCACCTTAACGCAAAGGACGTTATAAAATTTGTAGTTGGCAGCAAAGAAGATTTTAACGACGTAGACCAGGTGCTTGACTATTGCAAAAAAAACAAATGCCAGGCAAAAGTTTACATCTCGCCAGTGTGGGGCGCAATCGAACCTGCGGAGCTTGTAGAGTACGCAAAAAATTCGCCGTATAACATCTGCGTACAAGTGCAGCTTCATAAAATTATTTGGGATAAAGATAAAAGGGGCGTGTAACATGGACGCTAAAAAGCTAGAACAAGCCGCAAGGCTTATTATTGAGGGCATTGGTGAAAATCCAAACCGAGAGGGACTTATTGAAACCCCTAAACGGTTCGCAAAAATGCTAATGGAGCAATTAGAGTACGCAAGTGTCAGCAACGATGAAATCGCGAAGAAATTCAACAAGTGCTTTTCCTGTGATAACAATGATATAGTGGTGTTAAAAGGCATTAACTGCTTTTCTTATTGTGAGCATCATATCGCACTCATGTATAACATGACTGTTGATGTAGGCTATATCCCTAACGGTAAAGTTATTGGCATTAGCAAGATTGCACGTATTGCTGACGCAGTAACAAAACGTCTGCAAATTCAAGAGCGTATCGGCAAGGAAATTCGCGACATTCTTACAAAAATTTTAGGGACAGAGGACGTTATTGTAGTTATTCAGGGTGAACACTCTTGTATGACTGCTAGAGGAATCAAAAAGCCAGGAGTAAAAACAAAGACTGCATCTTGTGGTGGACAATTCTTGGTAAACGCCGAACTGCGAAAAGAATTTTACCTTGTAGACAATAAATAAAATCTAAAGAAAGGACAGGTGTTTTAATGTGCCAGCACGAGGAAATGTTAGCAATTTAAGGCCTGTCCGAAGCAAGGATGAAGCAAGAAAAAGAGGAACTGTTGGTGGGAAAAAATCTGGTGAAATAAGACGGGCGAAAAAAAACTTACAGCAGATAGCAAAAACGATACTTGAATCACAAGTACACGACGATAAAGCAAAAAGTTTTTTACACGCTTTCGGCTTAGACGAGCAAGATCAAAACTATCAAGCCTTAATGATAGCAAAGTTGCTTAACAAAGCTTTAAAAGAAAGCGATGTTAATGCAATTCGCACTCTTGCTACATTGGCAGGAGCTGACGGAGGTATATTGTCGCTGGCGGAAGATGCAAGCGTTGAAACAATAGACGCTTACCAATCTATCTACATTCCAAACAACGGCAGAGATACATTTGAGCCGCTGTATCTAACTCCGCAACCAGGACCGCAAACAGCTTTTATGTGTTCTTCTGCTGACATAGTGATTTATGGTGGAGCGGCTGGCGGTGGAAAAACCTTTGCGCTTCTCCTGGAAGGGCTAAGACACAAAGATATAGCAGGATTTAGCGGCGTTGTGTTTCGAAAAAATTATACTCAAATCACAGCTTCAGGCGGTTTGTGGGATGCTGCTAACAAAATATATGGACAAGTGCAAGGCGCAAAACCCAAGAAAACTCCAAAACTACATTGGTTTTTTAGTCCTAGTGGAGCAAGAATTCATTTTGCGCATTTGGAGCGTGACGAAGATTTGCAAGGCTGGCAAGGCTCAGAAATCTGCTATCTAGCTTTTGACGAGCTGACTCATTTTAGCCGTCACCAATTTTTGTACATGCTTTCTCGTAACCGTTCAACGTGTGGTATCCGTCCTTATGTAAGAGCGACGTGCAACCCGGACAGCGATAGTTGGGTAGCTGATTTTATTTCTTGGTGGATAAATCAAGATACAGGCTATCCTATTTATGAGCGCAGCGGTGTTGTGCGTTATATGTGCGTCCTGAATGATACGATTTATTGGGGAAGTAATCCGCATGAACTCGCAAAGGAACACGGAGTAAATGTTGAAGAATGTAAGTCGGTTACGTTTATCGCGTCTAAACTGACAGACAATAAGGTTTTGATGGCTAAAGACCCTTCGTATATGGCTAACCTTAAAGCGTTGGCAGAAATTGACAAAGAACGTCTTTTATATGGCAACTGGAAAATCCGTCCTGCTGCTGGTATGTACTTTAAAACAGAAAACTTCACCTTTGTTGATGCTGTACCGAAAAATATCGTTGCTTATGCACGTTCCTGGGACTTGGCAGCAACAGAGCCTACGCCGCTTAACCCAGACCCCGACGCAACAGCAGGCGTGTTAATGGGACTGCTTGACGATGGCAGAGTAATCGTCCTTGATGTAAAACGCAAGCAGATAAAGGCGAATGACGCTAGGAATCTTCTGCGTAACATGGTAGCGATAGACCAGGGCAAATATAAATTTGTACAAATCACCATACCGCAAGACCCAGGACAGGCAGGCAAGGCGCAAGCTCAAAGTCTTGTATCAATGCTTGCAGGATATTCGGTAGAGATTGTATCGCCGACAGGCAGCAAAGAGGTTCGTGCTACTCCATTTGCTTCACAGGTGCAAGCAGGAAACGTCCTTATCCTTAAAGGTAAATGGAATGATATGTATCTGTCAGAACTTGAATCGTTCCCGGAAAGCAAGCATGATGATATGGTGGATGCGTCAAGTGATGCGTTTAACAAGCTCATGAATTCACGCAGCTGGGGCGGCTTAACGAGCTAGGAGGAATAATGGCAAAAAGAAAAGATAATTCAATTCGTGCAGACAGCGGCTTTAAAGATGCTTTTATTGCACGTAAAGCTCGCAATTATGAAGGTCTGTTAAATGAGCGAAAACTCACAGACCAGACTTTGGCTACAATGTACAGAAATGCTCTTGTGCGTAGAATTGTTACAATGGCTGCCGATGATGCTATGAAGAATTTTATAGAAATCGAAGGCGATTCTGACGATTGTATCTTGCAGGAGCTTGAAAAGCTGTTTGTTCAGGAAAAGCTTACAGAAGCTTTATATTGGGACAGACTGTTCGGTATGTCTTGTGCTCTTATCCTTGCTGACGATGGGCAGGAATTAAGCGAGCCTATTAATATCAACCGTTTACGCAGGATTAACGGATTAGAAATTTTTGATAAGCGAGATATTTACCCTGATACCACCTCAATTTATCTTGATACTGATATTCGAGATGCGAACTTTGGCAAGCCGGAGTTTTACATGATTTCGCCACCAAACGGAAATCAGTTTAAGGTACACAGAAGCAGACTGCTTATTTTTGACGGCGAAATGCTGCCGAAGATAGAGCGTATTGCTAATAATGGTGCTGGCTTATCCTGCCTGGATGGTATTCCGGCTGCGCTAAACCGTGTAAAAACTGCAATGAATAAAACAATCGACATAATGGACAAGGTTAGCACGTCGCTGTTAAAGCTTGAAGGTTTAAGCAATTTGCTGGTAAGAGAAGACGGCACGCAAGCTGTTATTCGGCGTTTAGAGCTGATAGACTACTCACGCAGAATTAATGGCAGTGTAGCCGTTGACAAGGAAGATGAATACGGCATTTTTAACATTCCGCTCACAGGCTTGACTGATATTATTCAAGAGTTTGAGCAGGCTTTATGTGCTGTTACCGGGTATCCTTTTACTGTTTTGTTTGGGCGTTCTCCGGCTGGCATGAACAGCACAGGCAAGAGCGACTTGCAGATTTACTACGATACCGTCAGACGTATTCAACGCAGGAAAATTCGACCAGCGTTAGAGTATCTTGTAAGACTTATTCAGCTTGCAAAGGAAGGACCTACCAACGGCAAAGAGCTTGAAAAGTGGAGCATTAAGTTTAAGGCAATCGAACCGCTGAATGATCTGGAACAAGCAAATGTTGACAAGACACAGGCGGAAGTAAGAGCTGCCGTTGTTAAGCTTGTTTTTGACTTGGTTGATAATCAACTGTTAGACGCAACGCAAGCACGCCAATACCTTAAAGAGCGTGGGGATATTCCAGTTACAGAAAGTGAGCTGGATTTAGATGATGAAGAAACAGAAGAAATCGATACGCTACCTTAAAGTAAAGAAGCGTCCGAAATATCCAAAGAATTTTGAGCGTGATTATTATCGCGTCCTCAGAGCCGTTGCAAGACGTTTAAAAAGTGCCACGAATAACAATATACCTATGCTGGCATATTCGTTGCGCCAGGACGATGACAGCACTGTTACAGATGCTTTCGTTCAGGCGATACTTGCCGAACTTTTAAAGAGCATGACTATCGAGGATGCTATAAGCGAATTAGAGCTTATTCTTGCTGGCGTGTCCAGCGTTGTTGATGCTAATGTTATTAGTGCTTTTGCAGAAGCAGTCAGCGTTGATGTGTTTCTAAATGATTCAGCCTTACTTGATACAGTAAAAGCGGAATGGAAAGCGCAGCAGAGCAGGCTTGTGGACAGCATAGTAAATACCTACATCGAAAAACTGCAAATTATTGTTAGCAATGCTGTTCAGCGTGGCACTGCTATGAGTGAAGTTAAAGAAGAAATCAAGGTGCTGCTTAACACTACCGACAAGCGGGCGAAATTTATCGCAAGGAACGAGGTAGGCAATCTGAACGGCATTATAACAATGCGTAGGCAGGTTGATTGCGGTATAAGCGTGTACCAATGGTCATCGTCACATGATGAACGTGTAAGACCTTCTCATGCTGAGATGGATGGGAAATACTTCTATTGGAACAGCGACAAGGTTGGTGAAATTAACGGCATCAAGGTTTATCCTTCTCCGAAATATCATCCGTGTATGGATTATAACTGCCGTTGCGTAGCATTACCTGTTATTGACCTGGAGCAATGGAACATGACAACAGCAGTTCCAATGGGTAGGGTGGATGTAAAGAAAAGTAAAGAATTAAGTTAGAAGGCATATGTAATTTGTCGCATATGCTTTTTATATACCCCAAAATAAGGAGGTGAATTTTTTGGGAAGTGTACAACGATATGAACGCATTGATTCATGGATGTTTGTTAGCGGTGCAGTTACTGACGCTGACGGCTTCTTGCGTGATTCTCCGATTGTGGCACGTACTGGCATCTATATCTACCAACAGCCAGACGGGACTATTAGACGAGAGTACAGACCGCCGGAGGAAGTGTTTGATACTGACAGTGAAGCAAGTTTTGTCGGCAAGCCTATTGTGGTAGGACATCCTGCCAGCGGCATTGTAAACAGTGATACCGCACAAGATTTAGCCATTGGCACGATTTTGTCCAGCGGTTATCCGAAGGACGAAACAAATATTGCCTGTGACATTGTTATCCATAATCCCTCTGCTATCGGCGAAAAGCGTGGCTTGTCTTTAGGCTACAGAGTGGATATTGAAGAAACTTCAGGCACTACGCCGGACGGACAGCAATATGATGCTATCCAACGCAACATTCGTATCAATCATTTAGCCGTTGTTGATAGGGCACGTGCTGGAGCAAAAGCACGGCTTAATCTTGACGGTGACGAAATTATCGAAGGAGTAGAAACGAAAATGAAAATTAAAATTGATTCTGTTGATTTTGAAGTTGACGAGAAAATTGCCAACTACGTCAACTCTCTGCAAAACAAAGAAGAAAATGCTCGTGTAAAGCTTGATACTGCTAACACTGAGCTTAAAACTGTAAAAGAACAAAATACCACTCTTAAAGCTGATGCTGACGCTTTAAAAGCTAAAGCTGATGCAATGACCGCAGAGCGTGATGCTTTGAAAGCTAAAGTTGATGCTGCTGACGCTGAAAAAGAGAAAGCTGTAAAAGAGGCTGTTGAAGCTGTAAAGGCTGATATGCAGGAACGTGCGGAGCTTGAAGAAACCGCAAAAATTGCTAAGGTTGAAAAAACCGATGGCTTAACCAACGCTGAGTTGAAAGCTGGCATTGTTAAAGCTGCTTTCGGCGAAAAATTTAAACTTGACGGTGCATCTGATGCTTATCTTGACGGTGCATATTCTGCTGCGAAAGAGATGCTTCGCAATGATAACGCAAAAAATCAAGCCTTAAAAGCTAAAGGCGGTGCTGAAAAGCAAGAAACTAAGAATGATTCTGCTAACGATGCACGTAGCCGCATGATTGCACGTATGCGTGGCGAAGAATAAAGAAAGAGGTGAATACAATGGCAATTACTAATTATGCATTAACCATGGAAAAATCTTTTGCTGGTGCGCTGTATGACTTGTCCTCTCATACCGTGGATTCCTTTGCTGTTGAAGAAGCTGACGGTATTGGTGTTGCTTGCGCTGTTATCCGTGGCACTGACGCAGAACATCAAGTGAAATCTCCGTCCGCATCCGGCGACGGTGCGAAAGTTATCGGCGTAACTCTGCATACTCATATTGAGCCGCCTGAAGCTGGCAAGAAGTATTATCCGCAGAACTACACTGTTCCTGTTGTAACTAAAGGTCGCGTATGGGTAACCACCGGAGGTGCGGTTAACGCAGGTGATGAAGCTCATCTGAAACTTGCTGACGGCACTTTTGTTAAAGATACTGTTGCTGCTGGCACTATTGAAGCTCTTGGCTGCGGTGCTAAATTTATTACTTCCTGCGATAAAGCAGGCTTGGCAGTTATCGAAATTGGCTGATTAGAAAAGAAGAGGTGAAATAGTAATGACTCAAATGCACTATGATGAATTAGACCTGAATGTTATTGAGCGTTGCGACGGCTTGCGCAAAGACGCAGGCGATACTATTTTTGTCGCAAAAGAACTCGAAGCTGTAAAGGCAAAGACCTATGACCAGAAATTCGCTAATCTGAATGCGCTGAAACTGTTTGATATGTCCTCTGACGTTGACCCCGGCGCTGACACTATCAGCTATCAGTCCTTGGGTTCTGTCGGCATGGCGAAGACTATCGCCAACTATGCAACCGACTTTACTCGTGTAGATGTACTGGCTGAAGAACACATTGCTAAAGTTATTGCTGGCGGTGCAGCATATGGCTACACTATGCAGGACTTGCGCCGTGCTGCTATGGCAAGAAAACCGCTGACCGCTCGCAAGGCTATTGCTGTTCGCCGTGCTCTCGACGAATATATTAACCGCATTGCTTTTCATGGTGATGCTAAATATGGCGTTGTTGGTATCCTGGACAATCCGAACATTGGTAACTATACCGTTCCCAGCGACGGCTCCGGTTCTTCTACTAAATTCAAGGATAAAACCGCTGTTCAGATTCTGCGTGATATGAACGGCATTATCAATTCTGTTAGCAAACAGACCAATGACGTAGAAAACCCGAATACTCTGGTACTGCCGCCGGACCAATACAACTACATTGCTTCCACTCCATACTCTGATGTAGTTGCTGATTCCATCCTGTCTGTGTTTAAACGCAATAACCCGGATGTAACCGTGCTGAAAGCCAATGAGCTGGCTGGCGCAGGTGTAGGCGGCTTGGATATGATGATTGCATATGTTAAGGATGCAGACCATCAAACTTTGGAAGTTCCGCTGCCGTTTACTCAGCACACTATTCAGCAGAAAGGCTTGGAATTTGAAGTTCCCTGCGAGGTTCGTACCGCTGGCGTGTTGATTTACTATCCGCTGTCCATGAACAAAGCTTCTGGCATCTAATCTGACCATATACTGCCCTTTCGCATGAGAGGGCATTTTCTTTTTTAGGAGGAAAGTGAATGAAAGTTAAAAACATCTCTAAAGCTGTAATTAATATCGACGGCAAATATATTATGCCTGATCAGTGTGGCATCGTTGGTGATGAATGGGGCGAAAACCTTATTGTAAAAGCTTACATTAAAGAGCAAATGATTACTGTTGAGAAAGGCAATGCCAAAGAAGCAAATGTTGATGATATGACAGCAGACCTTGCAGGACTTTCCGCTGAATCCAGCAAGCGTTCTTTGACTGCTTTCGCTAAGAAGTACAATATTAATGTAGAGGGTGCAGAAACCGCAGAAGATATTTATTCCGTTATTTTTGCTTTTGTAAACATGGCAAAGAAAAATGTTAACGGAAACTAAAAATAAAATAAAGCAAGCTTTTTCTGTTATCTGCCCCGAACTTCTTCTTACTGATGAAGAAATAGAAGTCTACATTGATCTTGTTTCGCCTATGCTGTCAGAAAGTGTTTTTGGCAATATGTATATAACAGCATTTGTTTATCTCATGGCGCATCACGTTGTCCTGCGTCAGCTTATTGCGCAGTATGGAGAAAACGGTTCATCTGATGTTGGTATCACAGGCTCTGTAACGTCTGAAAAAGAAGGTGACTTGCAACGTTCATATGGTGACAAGTCAGCTTCTTTCGATATGTTGGACAAGACGTACTATGGCATTGAATTTAAACGTCTGCGCTCTATGTGCGTTGTTCCGATAGTAACAAGATTGGATAATGCGTTATGAGTAGAGTAGAGGATAAAGATTTAGGTTTAAACCGTATCATACGAACGCTAAACAAAGACCTTGACGGCGTTGTGGTTAAGGTTGGTGTACAAGCTAAGGATAAAGCTGTAAGGCGAGGAAAAGGCGGTAGCATTCGTAACACAGACCAGCCGTTGGCTGTTATTGCAGCGATACATGAATTTGGACTGGATGATATGCCGCAACGCTCGTTCCTGCGTTCTGCATATGATGAAAATCTGCCCGTGATTGACAAAATGATTCAACGTGTTGCCAATGGTGCTGTCTTTGGATTAGGAACAAACGCTGCTCTTAATCAGCTGGGCAATGTTGTTCAAGGTATGGTTCAAAGAAAAATTGTCGACGGTCCATTTGTTCCGAACTCTCCTGCGACAATAAAGCGCAAAAAAAGCTCCAGACCATTAATCGATACCGGGCATCTGCGACAATCAATCCGCTATGTCATTGAAAGAAAAGGTGGTAATCATGAGTAGTTTTCGCAAGCTGATAACTGTCCTGCGTTACAACGGCAGTCCTGAACTGCTTGCCAACGGAACCTATATGTATCCTACACCACAAGAGTTTAAAGTGTTAGCCAGTGTGCAGCCGCTTAAAGCTAATGAAATGATGTTACTTCCTGAAGGTAGCAGGACTGCTAGAGCGGTAAAAGTATATACCGACAAGGAACTTTATGTTGATGACCAACGAACAAATACAATGGCTGACCGCTTTAAATGGCGTGGAAAGCTTTTTGAAGTGGTTGCCAGCGATATTTTTCAAAGTGATGTTATTAACCATTACCGTGCATATGCAGTAGAGGTGAGCGAATTTTGAAAGAAGCTAATACTCGTACTGACGTACTGAATTTTTTTATTTCGGTATTACAAAAAATATATTATCCGATTCCGATTCGCAGAGCAAAAATGAAACCTCCGGCTGTAAATGAATTAAACATCGTCGTTGATCTTCTGGCTGAACGCAGTATAGGGAACGAGGTTGTTTTTTTATCTGAAACAGCACAGTACAGCAATGCTGGTATCATTGAAGCGACGTTAAACATACAAGCTATCGGCGATGGTGCTGTTGAACTTCTGTCGAAGCTTAAACTTTATCTAGAAATGCCGGATATGATTGATTTGTATGATTCTGCAAATGTGGCTATAAACAGTGTCGAGCAAGTGCAAGACATTACAACTTCATTGGATGGCAGAACGTGGCAGGAACGAGCGTCGGTTGATTTGACTGTTTCGTACTGCCGTGAGCTGCTTAACCAGGGTGCATACTGGTTTAACAAATTAGAAATAAACGGCACTACGAATAACGGCAAGGATAACAACGAACATCCTGCTGATGGCGATACGATTGTAAAAGTTGAAATTATGGGAGAATTAGAAAATTAAGGAGATGAAAATATGGCAAATATCGACAGATTAGTCAATGTGCAGATTGCTTTGAATACTACAGGTATTTCATCCAATGGCTTTAATACATTAATGATTGTATCTGCACATGAGCACGCTGCTCCGGCGTATGTATTGACCATTACGGACGCTGACCAGCTTTTAGATTTAGGTTGGAACGCTGAGGATGCTGTGTATAAAGCTGCATTACAGGCTTTTAGCCAGATTCCGCATTACGAAAAGGTTAAAATCGGTAGAATGAATTCTGATAGTTCCGCTGCTGATAATATGAATAAAATTTGCGCTGTTGACAATGATTGGTATGGCTTGTGCTATGTTGAACGCACATCTGCAAAAATCATGGAAATGGCAGAATGGGTTGAAGCTCATACAAAACTGTATGGCACATCTGTTGCCGAAGCTGATGCATTGCAAGCTGGCGTTGCAACAGATACAGGCAGCAAACTGAAAGCGAAAAATTATTATCGCACTTTTATTTTTTATCATAAGGAAGCAGAAAAGGAATTTCCTGAAGCCGCTGTAATGTCCAGATGCTTTACTGTATATCCCGGTGGTGAAACATGGGCAAATAAAAAGCTTTCCGGCATTACAAACGATGATTTAACCGAAACAGAATATCTTGCATTGACTGCCAAAAACTACAACACCTTTGAAAACTTCTCGGAGAATGTCAGCATTACTCAAAATGGCAAGACTTGTGCTGGTGAATGGATTGACGTTATCCGTTTCCGTGACTGGCTCGTCGAAACTATTAAAACCGAAGAATTTGCAATGCTTATTAATCGTGAGAAATTGCCGTACACTGATGCTGGCATTGCGCTTGTCGAAGGTGTGCTGAACAAAGTGTTAAAGCTTGGTCAAGACCGTGGCGGTATCGCTCCAACTGAATATGATGATGATGGCAATAGAAATCTTGGCTACACCATTACAGTTCCTAAAGCTGCTAATATTAGCGCAAACAAGAAAGCGCAAAGAGTTCTTGACGATGTAAAGTTTACTGCTCGTCTGGCAGGTGCTATCCATGCTGTCAACATTAAAGGTTCTTTGACATATGAGAATCTTATTCAGAAAGCTTAAAGGAGGGTAACAAATGGCAAGAGTAAAAACATACGACCCGAAGAAAGTTAAGGTACTGTTCGGCTCGCTTATCTTGACTGGCGTTGACGAAGGTACTTTTATTAATGTCGAAACGCAGGGTGACGGAATTTCCGCTATTGTCGGCTGTGACCAGGAAATTGTCCGCAGTATTGACCCGTCCTCTGTCTTAAAGCAAATCACTGTTACTCTGTTGCAGTCCAGCTCCAGCAATGCAGCATTAAGCTTGATTCAAGATGCAGACAATCAAAACGGCGCTGGCTTGCTGCCGTTAACTATTAAAGATTTGAGCGGTGACAGCGTTATGGTTAGTGATCAGGCATGGATTGTCAAGAAACCTAATTTCCAACGTGGTAAATCTGCTTCTGACGGAAAATGTGAGTGGGTTTTTATGGCTGTTGTTCCCGATGAAGCATTTTTAGTTGGCGGTCACAGCTAAGAGGTAAAAAATGAGACAAGCAAAGTTTGAAGTAAAGAACAGAAAAATCGGTGCGAACACCTTTTATGTTCGTGCTCTTCCGCCGTTGCAAGGCTTGAAACTGTATGGTGACTTACAGAAAGCTATTACTGCCGCTTTAAAAGGCGGCTTAACATCTAACGGCGAAACGGAAGATATGAAAGAAGTATTGTTAGGTGCTCAAATCAATATCGGTGCTATCCTTGCGCAGTTAGGTGAAAGCTTTAATGGTGAAGTGCTGGCACAGTTCTCTGAACGTCTGCTTGATGCTGAATATGTCAGCGTTAAGATTAAGGGTGAAGAAGAAGCTATTATGCTTACAGAAGATGTTATCAATGAGCTTTTTACTGGCAAGCTTGTTGAATTGCTTAAACTTGAAAAATTTATTATTGAGGTAAATTTTGGAGATTTTTTCGCTTTAATTCCCAACCTCTCTGGAGTCCGCGAGATGTTGGTGAGCAAGTAGAAATTCCCGGAACCTTATCACCAACGCTAACCGCTGAATCTTTTATTTGGCGGCCAGTGTTGGCTAAGGTAGTTACTGTTACGGAGATAAAAGAAGGTACTGTTACATTAAGCGATTTATGTAAAATAAACGCTCTGCTTGACATGCAGAGTGATGTACAAAGATATTATCTTGACCACCCTAAAAAGAAAGGAGCTGATGCGCCGTGGACGTAAGAAGTTTAGCTATTGCGATTGGCTTCAAAGTAAATAACTCAAATGTTAAGCAAGTAGAGCAGACAACCAAAAAAGTTAAAACAGGCCTTGAACGTGTTGGCGATTCTGCTGATAAAGCTGGCAATAAAGTAGACAGTTTGTTTTCGAAGTTAAGCGGTCTTGCTATGTTCGCTGGAGTTTCGCTAACTCTTGGAAGTATCGTTAAAACGATTGACGAATGGAAGGTTATTGAAGGTCAGGTAAATAACGTAACCAAAAGCCAGCAGGAATCAAAAGCTGTTCAGAAAGAAATTTACAACATTGCCAGCCGTACTCGTCAGCAATACGGTTCTACCGCCGAGCTTTTTACTTCTGTTGCACGTAATGCGCAGGAGTTAAAGAAAAGCACAAAAGACATCCTGCTGTTTACCGAGGATGTTTCAAACGCAATGCTGCTCGGTGGCGGTTCTGCTGCATCCCAGGAAGCTGCGCTTGTACAGTTAGGACAGGCGTTGGGTTCTGGCACATTACGTGGTGATGAATTGAACTCCATTATGGAGCAAGCACCTAGACTTGCCAAAGCTATTGCCGAAGGCATGGGCACTACAATCGGACAGTTAAGGCAGATGGGCAGTGAAGGCAAATTAACTGCACAGGATGTTTTTAATGCTATTCGCGGACAATCTGACCGCTTAAAAATGGAGTTAGGTAAAATGCCTTGGACAGTTGGCCAGGCAACAAACAAGATGCAAAATGCGCTTGGAAAGTTTTTCAAAGAATTTGAGGATAAGACGGGCATAGTTGATGGCATAGCGAAACGCATGGCAAAATTTGCAGACTACATCGAGAACATTAACCTTGATAACTTTATTTCTGGGTTGCAAATTGCAGCGATTTATGCAGGCATTCTTTTCGGCATGGCAAAATGGAGCAGTTTTGTAATGATGCTCGGAACTGCTGTGAAGTGGATTGTTGCTATACGAGATGCTTTATTCTTGGCAACCGGGGCGCAAATAGCATTCAACAGCCAAACACGAAGGGGAGCGGCTATGCAGATGCTGTTAATGGGTAAATTCCTTCTGATTGCAGCTGCGATTGCTCTTGTTGTTTTGCTTATACAGGATTTTTATAAGTGGGTAACTGACCCGAAGGCAGACACCATGATGAAACGCTGGTTTGGAGATTTTGAACCTATAAAAAATAAATTCATAGACTTTAAAGACAGTGTTATTCAATGGTTTAGCGATATTGGAACAGCTATCGCTTTTGTGCCTAAGCTTATCTATGAGTTATTTAAATTGGAGTTTGAAGGCATTTGGAGTTTAACTTCTTGGCTGTGGGAAGGAATAGGCAATGCTTTTGTTTCCGGACTTGCTGCAATAGGCTATGTTATAGCTGGAGTTATTATGCTGTTTGTTAACGCTTTCAAGTTTATACAAGATAGTTTGACAGTTTTGGCCACATTCTTTGCTGATACCATAAATTCGGGATGGCAGCTAATAACCGGCTTCTTTGACAATATGATTAAATGGGTAAAAGACGCTATTAAGTGGGTTGACAACTTAATCAGCAAGCTGAACATCATGCAAGGCGTGAAAGATTTTGTAAACAGCAATATTATTGACCCTATTTCAAATTTTGGCAGCACTGCAGTAAATCGCTTGTTAGGTAATCCGACTACTACAAACACTTCATCCAGCATTTCTAATAGTGGCAACACAACGAATTATATCCAGGTTACAACCGCCAGCACTTCTCCAGAAGCGACAGCAACTGCGGTAGGCAATGTTGTTAGTCGCAATAACGGCTGGCCAGTTGATAGCTACTTTCCTTTAAGCGAGGTATAGTAATATGCTTGCAGACATTTTAGGTTACAACATTAAAAATCCTACGCAGGTTGGTTCTCTTAAGGTTGATATAGTAAAATCTTTTGAATACATCTATGATCAGGATGTAACAGGACACCCGGTAGAAACAGGTTTTGAAATTGCGGACCATATTGTCAACAAGCCTTTAAAACTGACAATGACTGTCGGCATTTCGTCTACTCCTGTAACGTGGTTCTATAAGAATGGGTGGGGAGAAAAGAAATTTGCTAACGGTTTGCAGCTTTTAGAGGAAATCAGAGATAAGAAGGAGCCTGTAACTATCATTCGTCCCGAGAAGAAGTATGACAACATGGTTATGACTTCTTGCCGAGTAAGCAAACAGGATTCGTCGAAAAGCATTATTTATGCTGACTTAGCTTTTCAGCAGATTGTAAAAGTAACTACGCAGACAACGGCAATTCCCGAAAACGTTGTAACAGCGTCGCAGGAAGAAAATGCGGGAGAAACTGCGGCAAACGCTGGCGCAGGAAAAACATCTTCTGTTGACGTTGGCGGAGGTTCTGCTAATATTCCTGGCAGTGACGGTTTTGGTGGCATTAGTGATTCTCTAGGAAGCGAAACCGCAACAAATAAAAGCTGGCTTGCTGGCGGAGTTGACAGCGTTAAAAGCGGATTAGGCTTGCTGTTTTAGGAGGATACCATGTTTACGATTAATTTTGCCGATGGTAACGATGTTGTTTTCAGCGTTCCTTTTGACGGCAAGAAATATAAAGTAAGAATGTGCTGGAACCATGAAGGGCAATTCTGGGCATTGCACCTTTGGGACGCTAATAACAATGTAATCCTTGCTAACGCTTGCGTTGTACCGAAATTTCCCTTGCTGATGAATCACCATAAAAGTAATGCTCCTAGAGGGGAATTACTTGTCTTGACGGACAAAGAAAGCGTCGGCAGAAATGATTTTCAGAGCGGTGCTGCGACGCTCGTGTATTGCACGGAAGATGAATTTTATGGAGGTTAGCTATGGCACAGTTTGACCGCATTTATAAAATTACTCTAGGCGTACAAGGTTCTGACGGCGTGGTTATTGAAGCGAAGGCGAAAGAACAGGGATTAGAGATTGAATTTGACATTGCTAAGAGCCTTGCCAAACAAAGCAATTCCTGCTCGCTAAAAATTTACAACTTGTCGAAAGCGACTGCTGACAAATTGGAAAGAGCAGATACAATCTGTATCCTTGAAGTAGGATACAGTGAGGACGCTGGATTGAAAAGAATTTTTATCGGCTGGGTAACTGACTGCTATTCCTATATGAGTGGTTCTGACAAAGTAACAGAGATGAAGCTTTATGATGGGCACGTTGCTATTCGTGATAGCATCGTGTCTTTGTCTTATGCCAAAGATGTTAGCAGGAAGAAAGCTATTGACGATGTGGCAGCAGATATGGGACTTGTGGTAACGTATTCTGATGATTGCGAATTTACGACGTTTGCCAATGGCTTTTCTTTTGTCGGTGCGGGACGTGAGTGCCTTGATAAAGTGTGTGCTGGTACTGATTTGGAATGGAGTATTCAAAACAACACCTTGCAGATTATTAAGCAAGGCGGTAATACCAATGTGCAAGCTATCAAGCTTACTCCCGAAAGCGGATTAATTGGTTTTGTTGAAAAACTTCTTAAAGGTCCGACAAAAGCAGCAAAACAAACAACAAGCAAAAAGACTACTCAACCTAAAAGGGATAAAAAAGCAGGCTGGAATGTTAAGTGCCTTTTACAGCCTGTGTTAAACCCGGGAGATTTGGTCTACATTGATTCACAGGAAGTAAAAGGCTGGTTCAAAATAGAAAGCTTAAAGCATAACGGCTCGTATAGCGGACAAAACTGGTATACGGAGCTTGAAGTGTATGAGATTGTACCGAAGGAGTGATTATATATGAGCCTTGATGCAATAGCGGACACGCTGGAAGGATTAGAAAATCTTATGAAGCAAAAGATAGGCAACATTCATACCTGTTTGCCTGGTACAATCTTGTCTTTTGATGCTGTAACCTGCCTTGCCAGTGTAAAGTCAACGCTAAAGAAATACACCGCTGATGATAGGGTGCTTGAATATCCTGTTATCGACGGTGTTCCTGTTTTTATGCCCCACGCTGGAGCGGCACAGATTACCTATCCTGTAAAGCCTGGCGATAGTTGCTTAATAGTTTTTTCTGAACGCAGTATCGATGAATGGCTTGGTGTTGGAAGTGATGATAACCATGACCCTCGACAATATGATTTGACTGACGGCTTCTGTTTTGTCGGCATGATGCCGTCACAGTCAATATCTGCTGATAACGTTGAAGTTATTAATGGTGGCACAAAAATTAGCCTTACACCTGGCAATACGATTAATGTTGTCGGAAATATTAATGTTCAAGGTTCGATAACGTGCAGCGGTGATGTGCTTGGCGGTGGTATTAGTCTTATCGGACATACTCATACAGCTCCGCATGGTGAAACAAGTTCGTCGCATTGAGGTGAAAAATAATGAAAAAAGAAGAAGTTATAATAGCCTATAAAAAGCAAAAAGCTGCTTGCATTGCGGCGTTTCCTACGCTAACAAGCTCATGGACGTATTTTGTCCAGCTTGAAAAAGCTATTGATAGTTATTTCAGCAATGCTGATAGTGTATCTGATTCTGTTCGTGCTGTTATTCGTGGTGCTTATGTATCACAGACAAAAGCGGCATTGAAGTGCAAAGATGATGAAAAGTATGGCATTAAATACAATTCTGATGTAGGCAGTATTGATTTAACGCCGTATTGGTATGCGTGGGAATGGCTAAAAGAAAATCTTGCCGATAAAATCAAATATACTACATCTGAAGTATCGGCACAGGCAGAAGGCAGTGCTGGCGAAAAGATTGTTGATGCTGAACAGCCGGAGCTTGATTTTGTTATCAAGGATATTTCGACAGCTAGGGTTACTGAAGCTGCGCAGATTAATGATTATGCGGAATCGTTTTGGCAAGGTAACAGCAAGATGGATTTTATTTGCCTTGTAGAGGATAGAGGTAATGTTGTAAAAACACCCGATAAGAAAGCGATTGTTAAAAAGCTTTATCTTGATTGTGGCTTACTGACGCAGATTCAAGAGAACGGCTTGGATATATATGTTCCTAGTTATTTAGGAGGTGTTGGCAATGCTTGACCTTGCTTTAAACGCAAAGACACATGACCTTGCACTTAATGGAGATGTAATGTTTATTGACAATGTTGAGCGTGTAGCGCAACAGATAAAAATACAGTTGCTTACTTTTTTAGGTGAATGGTTTTTAGATGTTACGCACGGCGTGCCTTATCTCGATTATGTGCTTGTTAAAAATCCTAATTTTACGCTAATTAGAGAGCTTTTCCGTGAGCAAATTTTAAAAGTTGACGGAGTAAGCAATTTAGTCAGCATTGATATTGATTTTGAATCTGCTACACGAAAAATGTTATTAAGCTATGAAGCAGAAACTGAATACGGCATGATTGTAAGGAAGGAGGTTTTAGGCTATGGAGTACGGAGTAACAGTTAACGGTTTTATCAGAAAGCGTTTGCCGGAGATAAGAGAAGATATTTTTAAAAGCCTGGAGCAAAATTTAGGCTCAACAGTCAGCCGTCAGCCTAACAGCATGATAGGCGTTCTTGTTGGTGTGTATGCTGCTGAACTTGACCGAATGTGGCAACTTTTAGAGCGTGATTATTATGACCGCTCGCCGATTAGTGCCAGTGAAGGCAGCTTAGACAATACGCTTGCTTACACCAATGTGCAGCGCAAGAAAGCTCAGGCAAGCTATCTTTACGCTGTTTGTTATGGACGCAGCGGAATGGTTCTTCCTGCTAACTGCCAAATTAAAGATGCTTCCGGCTACAAATGGAATATCATTGAAGAAAGTACAATCACTCTTAATGACTGTGTACATGTAACGCTAGAAGTTGAAACGCCAACTAAAGGGAAGGTTTACAGTGTGCAGTTTGATAATGATGCAGTTATAAAATACGCAGCACAGGAAAATGATACTGCGTTGATTGTCGCTGTTGCCTTGGCTTCTCAGAGTGTTCCTAAATGGCAAGGCAGTATTGTTGAAGGCAAATTGGTTTTTGAACGCACAGACAGGCGATATGGAGCTGTCGTTGTGCCTAACGAATCATTTGTGGTTACGCAGGTCGGCAGTCCTATTCGTTTTGATTGTGAGGAATACGGAGAAATTGAACCTTTGTTAAACAGCGTAAATTATATTAACACAAATTATGACGGCTGGTTTTCTGTTAGCAACGAATCTGAAACATATGTAGGCCGCGACTATGAAACAGCATCAGAAGTCCGTCAGCGTTATGCGTCTGCTGTATTCAGAAACAGCATAGGAATGAAAGAAAGCATTAAGGCTGCGTTGCTTGAATTGCAGGATGTTACCAGCGTAACTATTTATGAAAACCGCACTGATGAAACAGTTGATGGTTTAAAACCTCATTCTTTCCAGGCTATTGTTTTCGGTGGTGATGAAGAAGCTATTGCTCGCACTATCTTAAATGTTGCACCTTTAGGCATTGATACAAACGGCGATATTTGCGTTCGCATTGAGGACAGCGAGGGTGCAGAGCAAGATGTATGCTTTAGCCGTCCGCACGAGGTACAGATTTATGTCAAAGTTGTCATTAAAGAATATAACGAAGAAATTTTACCTGGTGATGCAATCGACAAAATTAAAAATATCGTTGTCGAACAGATTGGCAAACTGTCGATGGGTAATGATGTTATTTATCAGCGTTTTCTTGGTCCTATTTACAGCGGCGTTGACGGCATTAGCTATATTGAGTGCAGCGTGTCTAAAGATAGTCAAACGTATAAACAGGAAAACATTTCGATTGAACGTAGTGAGCTAGCAGTAACAAAGCTTGCTAATGTTACTGTAGCTTTGGAGTTGTAACCATGACTACAAGCGAAAGAATGTATAACCATTTGTTAAGTCAGTTTCGAAACAAGCCTAACATTAAAGCTTTTCTTAATGCCGTTGGAAATGAACTCGACAGCATAGATAAAGTAAGGGAGCAGATAAGGACACAGATATGGCCAGATACGGCAGTTGGTAAGCAGCTTGATATGTGCGGTGAAGTCGCTGATATTTCTCGCCGTGTTGAAAATGCTATTGCAATGGATTTTTTTGGTTTCCCTGATCATGGCAACATGGGATTCGGACAAGCTCCGTTCCGTAGGATGTATGATAACTATTTAACATCCAGCAACTTAAACGACCGTCATTATCGTCTTGCTGTTATCTCGAAGATTGAGAAAAATACAACAGACTGCTCCCGTGTCAGCACTATCCATAGCATAAAGAATGTTTTTAACGTTCAACGTATTTCCGCTGTAAATGCCGGAAATGCAAAAATGCGTATAGGAATAGGACGTTTAGTAACAAGTCAAGAAAGCCGCTTGATTGATGCACTGAACCTTATTATCCGTGGCGCAGGTATTGGCGTGATTTATGTCTATTCTTTTGATGCTACAAATACGTTCGGGTTTAGTAGAAGCGGAGAAAATCCCTATAGGTTTAAAGGTTTTAATCAAGGAACATTCGCAAGGATTATAAAGGTGAAAGGGGGACTTGTTGAATAATGGTAATAAAACAGCCTACTTTTGATTTGATTTTTGGTAGTAGCGCAAGCATTGGTGAGATGATTGATTCTTGGCCTGAGCTTGATTACCTGCGTGGTTGGGGTTATCTTGACAAAGGAGAAGCACCGCCGCTTGAATACTTTAACAAATTACAGAATGTGAGCGATTTAAAAAGTCAGTACCTTTTTAATAGCTTAAACATTCGCAAGAACAATACATCTTATGTTAATGGTGACATTGTATTGTCACCTAACTTGCCCAAAAGTCTTGTCCTAGCATGTACTGTTGGCGGTGACACTGCTGTGAGTGAGCCGGATTTTCGAGAAGCTGTGCTCGGAGCAACTTATACTGATGGCTCAGTGACATGGGAGGTTATTCCGAGGGCGTACAAATTAGGGACGGCAACTGAAGCTGAAATTCAGAATTTGATTACAAAGGAGCTGGCATAATGGCTAACTTACAAAAATTAATTGATCTTAACGGATTAAGCTATTTTTTAAAACAAATCAAAGCAAAATTTGTTCGTTCGATTAATGGTGTAAAACCAGATTATAAAGGAAATGTCAACATCTCTGATATGGAAGGTGCGACAGCTACCGTCAACGGCGCTGCAGGTCTCGTTCCTGCTCCGGTTGCCGGAAGCAGCATCCGCTATCTGTGCGCAGACGGCACATGGAAAGAAGTTGATCTTGACAGCGCCAAGACCAAGCTCGTGACGTACAATTGAGGTGGCTGGCATGCGATACAAATTTATAGTCAACGGCACATCCTATAAGGCACGCTACGGCAATAACAGCTACGTGGCAGAGGTTACTAAGGTTACCAAGACAGGTTATGCTTATCTTGCTGTCTATTACGATAACAACCTGATGGCTACAGGCGAGAAAATCACCGTTGACGGTGTGACCTATACTGTTACATACGGCGTTACTGTAGCTATACGAGGCGAGGCAGGTGCGAGCAAGGTGCTGTCGGTGACGTATAACGGTGTTACGAACAGCGTCCCGGTCACCTTTGACGGTCAGACGTATAGCGTAGCGTTTACGTCCAGCACTCAGCGCAGGGAATTTACCGCATCGGTTACTACGGCTGACACGTATACATATATAGATGTTTCCGACTGTGCACCCGGCGCATGGTCGTACACAATCAATACTAACAGTACATCAAAAGATGGCTCGTTCAGCATCCCGCTGCCGAACGCCAAGAAGCAGGAGCTTATACTGGGCGAGTTTGGCGGTGTAGCTACCCTGACATATAAGGTCAACTCCGGCGGTACAAGCACATTGACCTCACTGCGGCACAGTAGCAGTGACACGCAGACGATAATTTATGCCCGATTAAATTAGACAGGAGGTAAAAAATGGCACAATCAACAACTAATCTGGGAAAAATCCACGTTTTCCCTAGCGAATCACTATACAATCAGTTTAAAGACATCATAGCAGCCAACGATTTGGCACTGCTTAAAGATGACGGCGCGTACATCGTCGCAGCCAACCTTGCGCAGAACGGCTACGTTAAATTTAGCAATGGGCTAATTCTGCAGTGGGGTACGTTTGAAAAATGTTCTGTTTACGTAGTTTATCCCATCCCATTTTCGGCTTTTGCATCAGTTGTTGCGGCTATTGATGCAACGGATAACGAAGCTTGCCAATGCCGAGATGTACAGCTGACTAAATTTTTGCCATGGCAAAAGTATAGCAATTCTCAAGGAAAATGGATGGCCGTAGGTCGGTAACCGCAGTGGGGAATAGCGACACAAAACGGATATCAAACATCCTTCCCCATAGCATTTCCGTCGCGCTGCTTAGCGGTAGTAGCAACGTATGTACTCCGGGATGACTCGTCTTATTGGCAAAAGCCGTTGTCATTACAGGCTATCACACGCAGCTCATTTACAGTAGTAACAGCATCGGGCTGGGGCGCAAATGATACCGCACGTTGGATATCTGTTGGCTATTAAGTGCAGTGGGGAGTTATCGTCACAGGCGAAGCCAATAAAGATACTACTATTTTGTTCCCAATCGCTTTTCCTGCTTCGTGTTATACCATTGTCGCCCACCATGTTGGCGATACTAACTACTCTAACCCTTGCGTGACATCGTTTTCGCGCAGAGATTTTAAATTTTGCAACGAAAACAACCGCGGAACACATTTTACATGGATAGCCATAGGCGTGTAATTAGCAGTGGGGATATGTCAACCATAATGACGTCCGTTCCGACACTCCTAAAGTTGCGGTTTTTCCAATATCGTTTACCAAAACAATTTACACAATCAGTACGCAACTTCACATGACTAATGTAAGGTCTGATGTAGGCACAGGCCCGTACATCGTTAGCTACTCCAACAATCGAATGTCTGTGCTTTTCAACGTAGAGCATTCCGGTGTGATTATGGATGGCGCATGGTGGTTGGCCATTGGCCGATAATTTATACGCCAATAGCTATGTAATTATAGGTGCTTTGCGGATACTCTAAAGCAAAACCGCTAGCGGTTAAATCGGTAACACATACCCTGTTTTTGCTCATGTTACCATTGTCGCCGGAAGCTTGTAGCTGGGGCACAACGGTAAGACATCTTGATGGAAATCTTACCGGGAATGTAATCGGCGATGGCTGGTTAGTTCCCCACTGCAGAATTAGCCCATTGCTAAATTTTACATAGCCATTCTGCTCCAGCAGGGCCGCGACAATGTACGCTCCGTCGTCTTTTAATAGCGCCAAATCGTTGGATGCTATGATGTCTTTAAATTGATTGTATAGTGATTCGCTGGGGAAAACGTGGATTTTTCCCAGATTTGTTGTTGATTGTGCCATTTTTTACCTCCTACTACATAATTTGTGCTGTAATCGTTGTTGTCGGGTCGCTGCTGCTGTGCTGCAAAGACGTTAAATTGCTTGTGCCGCCGGAGCTGACCTTATATGTCAGCGTTGCTACGCCGCCAAATTCGCCCAATATAAGCTCCTGCTTCTTGGCGTTCGGTAGCGGGATGCTGAACGACCCCTCTTTGGATGCGCTGTTGGTCGTGATTGTATATGTCCACGTGCCTGTTGCACAGTCCGAAACATCAATATACGCATACGTATCGGCAGGAGTAACCTCAGCCGAGAAGCTCCGGCGTTTTGTGCTGGACGTAAAGCTGACGTTGTATGTCCCGCCGTCAAAAGTGACAGATACATTATTGGTGACACCGTTATACGTCACGGACAGCACTTTGCTCGCGCCTGCCTCGCCGCGTATAGCGACGGTAACGCCGTAGGTAACTGTATATACGGCACCGTCAACCGTGATCTGCTCGCCTGTAGCCATCAGGTTGTTATCGTAGTAGACTGCCAGATAAGCATATCCAGACTTAGAGATATCTGGCAAATAGCTGCCGTTGGCGTAGCGTACCTTATAGGCAACGCCGTTTACCATAAATTTATAACGCATGCCGGTCACCTCAATTGTACGTCACGAGCTTGGTTTTGGCGCTGTCGAGGTCAACCTCTTTCCATGTGCCGTCGGCGCACAGATATCTGATGCTGCTGCCTGCCGCAGGTGCCGGCACAAGACCTGCAGCGCCGTTGACGGTAGCCGTCGCACCGGACATGGCGGTGATAGATGCCCACGTGCCATCACTGCGCAAATAACGCGTGTTGTTACCGGCAGCCGGAGCCGGGACGAGGCCGCCTGCACCTGCAGCGTATGTAGTCGCACCGGTTAGGTCAGGCACCACCGCCCATGTGCCGTCCGCCTGCAAAAAGCGGTTTTTTGTCGCCCCTGCTGCCGGAGCCGGGACTAAACCATGTACGCCGGGCCTTGCCGCGGTCGCGCCGGTCATATCCTTAAGGTCCGCTACAGCAGACGTTACATAATTATTGACGTAGGTTACAGTAGCGATAGCCGATGTGTTAACCTGCGCGGTAACGTTAGCCGCGTTGGAAAACGATAACGCTACGCCGATTTCCTGGCTGACAACAGCTGATGTGCCGCTTGGCGGGATATAATCAGGGTTAGCATCCTGCGCTACGGCGTACAAGATTTCGCCGTCATTCGGATCACGCGCAAAAATACCAAACTCCCGCAGATAATAGCCGGTGCTGACGTTACTGTTGTCTGTTACAGCCGTAATCACACACGCACCATTGTTTTCCGAGTAGCTTATACTTGCGATGGACAGCGTCTGCACCGGGGTAATCAGTCCGGTGAGATTTTCCAGGCTCTGCCCGCTGCTGAGCGTACCGCTGCCCAGCATGCACTTTGTAAGCTGCATTCTACTTCCGGCATCGACCTTGGCCTGCAGCTTCAGCCCCTGCTTTGTCAATACCGGCTTGCCCCAATTTGACATTTATTGTACCTCCGTTTACTCAATCTCGACGTCGCCACCGATATACACGGTAACTCCGTCGGACGGATTGCTCGCCTCATAACAGGGTATCTCTTTGACTCGTATGTTTTTCCTGAGCAGTTTATTTTTTGTTTCAAGATAGCTGTCCTGGAAGGCCTTGGATACAGTTTCGTATTCACCATGATATTCATCTTCCGGCGCGTATTCAGCAACTGTTTTTATCCCGCAGCCGATAACGCCGCGCAGCTCCTTGGTGCTCTCCAGCCGCCCGAAAAGCCCAGCTTTACGGACAACCAGGCCTTTTAACTCGCCGCAGCGCATATCAGGTCACCCCTTTGGCCAGAATAAACTCAGAGGGTGGGATTACCGTATAGACGTTTTCGTCCGACAAGGTAACCTGTACATCATAACAATATTTGCCGCAGGGCAGCCCTGCCGTGTCAGCCGGCGTAAAATCAAATTGCTGGCCCTCTACGATAACCATCTGCAGCACAGCAGCCTCGCTGTCTATGTCCTGCTTTATGGTCAGCACAGCCCTGTCAGCCTCAGACAGCGGGACAACCTTGTTCTGCGCATCGTACAGCTTGAGCTTAAGCGTAGCGCTGTCGCCTTTTGTCAGGGTTATCCTGTTTTTGTGCGGCCCGTCATACTCAATGCATAGCATATCCGCTCACCTCCCTCATATCCGGAAAAATAATTTTTTATGCTGGCAGAGCACGTTTGCCGCATATACCGTGCCTTCTGGGCGATATAAAAACGTTAAGCTGTCCAGCCAGCTTCGGGTGTTCTTGGCGCTGTTGATGGCCTTGACCATCTCCGCCATCGCAGCCTCATCCGGGATGGATTCCTGCACCATACGGACGCGGAAATGGTATGGCTTGCCGCCGTACTCGTACCACTCAACCACCTCAGCTGTATCAAAGGCGGCTGAGCAGACTTCTTCGACCGCCGCCGGCGTGCCCTTATAGCGGTGACGTGCAATGGCCTTACGCACAAGCTCACGTTTTTTTGTTATATCGGCAGCCACATCATAAAAATCGACATGATATTGCCACGCAAGCTCATCGACGATTTCTTCCAGCAGTTTTTTGAGCCGTGGCAGGAGCAGCACGAGCTCAGCCTGACTGCCCAGCTGCACAAGCCTGCCGGAGATGGCCTGCACGATATCCTTGACCGTTGCGTCGCTGCTGATGGAGCTCGGCAGGATGCGTTGCAGCGCGTTGTCCTTAAGCTCAAGCATCCTCTATCCCTCCCAGCGTCACGCTCTTTGTGCTGCAGACGGCTACCTGCGTATCAGTCGTCGCCGTAAACGCCGGAGCTGTTACCGCTACGCGTTTTGCACCGGCAGCCATAACCCTCACGATAAGCTCGGACGGATTGATGTCGCGGCCTAGCTTTGATTTTTGCCACAGGACGTAATCGTCAACAGCCGCGTTAACGGCGTTCTGGATGGCCGTAGCCTGCGTCTTGTTGTCGCTAGCGATGTAATATGTCAAATTAATGCTGTAGCTGACCTTTTCCGGGGCCAGTACGCTGATATTATCAGTCAGCGGGCGCACAGTCTTATCATTAAGTGTAGCCTTGACCTGCTGCAGCATCTCTTCGCCTGGCAGCTTGCCGCCTGCCAGCAGTGGCCTTACCTCTACCTTGCCCGCTTCCGGCGACCAAACCGTAACGTCGGTAATCTTGCTGGACGCGCGCTTTGCGTGATAGATATAAGCGCCCTCGGGGCCGGCCGTACTGAAGTTTTCCGGCGCGAGCCGTATGTCCTCGCGGTAGCTGTCATCGGACTGTATCTCAGCGCCTCCCTCAGATACGGTGACATTGACCACGCTGTCAACATACGGCACCGGGTCAACCAATGTCTTGAGCTGTCCGACAACATACCCGTTGCCTAGCTCGCCCTTTGTCAGGCAGGTTGCGCTGCCGTCAGCAATGGTTGTACCTGCCTCAATAACCAGCGGCGCGTCAAGGGCAAAAAACACATTATCGCCAGCGGTAAAGCGTGTGCCTGAAGGGATGATTGTTGCCGTCTGCAGCTGAGCAGACAGTTTTACACGCATAGTGGTCACGGCAGCCTTGGCAGGGATGCGCTCAACGCCTACCAGCGCCCCCAAATGGTCCAGATTGTCTCCGGTCGCGTATCTGAGCAGGTTCTGCTTGCCGGTCTCGTTGATTTTGTTGAGCAGCAGCACAATCAGCGCGGTTATTGTCAGCAGAAACAGTCTGACCGGGTCGCCCTTAGCCAGCGTCCTGCCAGTAATGGCCTCGTATCTGCCGATAACATAACTCTCAACCTCATCGGCATCAGCATCGACAAACACGATATCGGCCAGGTTATCTAATTTACTCATTGTCATTTTTTATCCTCACCTGCACTTTCGGGACCAGCACGCCGTCGTCCGTGCCGGTAAAACTGATTGATGTTATCTCCACACGCGGCTCATACTTTTTTATAGCCGTAATCATCTCAGACTGCAGCTTTGCCTGCGCTACGTTGATTGGCAGGTCGAGCATCTCAGCATCAATACCAAAATCACGGTCAAGCGGCACAGAAGATTTTGTAGTGGTAATTATTGTACGCAGATTTTGCAGGATTTCTGCAGCTTCTGATGCTGGTGCAAAATCAATGCCTTGCATTGGCTGAGCTAAAACATCGTAAATCATAATACTTTCAGCCCTCCTGCGTATTCTTTCAGCGTTACGCTTACTTTAGCACTCATAATGCTGCCAAACTTGCCCCAGAAGGAAACGCTTTCATCCAGACTTTCAATAACCCACATGTTATCCGTAATCAACTTACCACCGATAACCAAGGGAAAATATTGGCCTGTATCACGAAGCCTTCGCAGTTTTTCAAGCTCCTTAGCCGGGTTTATGCCCTGATCAGCACGCAGCTGCATAGTAAAACTGATTTTTTCCACGTCCGGTCCGATAAATTCCAACACCGGCTTGTCACCGATAATATCATGCTGAGCCCAGCGCCCTGCGCTGCCACGTCCATAATCATCGAATGTTCGGATAAAGCGGCTGGATACTATAAATGGTATATCAGCCATGAACCCTACAAGCATAATATCAACCTCCAATCATTACATTACTGCTACCCGCCGCCACACTCCCACCACAGCTTACGCTGTCCCCTATTCTGCCGGCAGCCTTGCCGTTGATATAAACACTGGCGCTCCCGCTGGCAATAACTCCGCTATGCGTCGGATGCGCTACACACCCATGCGGAGCGTAGCTGTCACCCACGCGCCCAGCACCTTTGCCATTAATGATAACATCAGTGCTTGCTGTAACAAGCGCTGTAGGCGCGCAGGCATCGTGGCCAGTGTCATTGTCACCTAAGCGTGTTGCCTTTGGCATGGTAATCACCTCCTTTCTCCTGTTTTTGGGTATAGAAAAAGCCGCTTACTAATGTAAGCGGCTTGAGAAAAGCCTAAGCATTTTAATTTATTATTAGCGTATTCGAATCATAGAACCTAAAACGTTCATCAAAGTACAAACAACACAAATTACTAATATAAATATTCCTATTATACTTCCCGTAGAAACCAATAATTTGTATACTCCTTCCAACCATCCATACTTTATCAAAAAATAAATTACAATATCACCAAAAAATAATAAAGCTAATAGCATATTTACCCAAAACACATACGGCAGTCGTTTTTTTATTCTATTTATGCCACAACAATCATGGTGGCACTTATGTTCTTTTAATGAACAATCCTCTCCTTCACTAGCTGTAGGACAAAAAGTATATATAGAACGCTCCATAATCCTAGCAGCCATATACACAAGCAAAAACACCGTATTGAAAAGGACAAAACCAGATACACAACTAACAGCAATAATTCTATATATAGAGGCAGAATTAATACTTTTTAAAATATCACTAAAAAAACTAGTTCCACCCCAAGATGCTATCATTATAGCAGCAAACACACTAAGAACAGTAATGGATTCTGCTCTCATGGAATCCATTTTATCTTTTGCAACATCAATTGATGATTGCATCTCATCTTTTATCATATTAGAAGCTTCTTTTAGTTCTTTGTTTTGTTCAGCTAGTTTTTCACTAAAACTTTTATCAAGATTTGAGAGTGCAGTATTAATTGTCTTATATTGGCTAATAGCATTATTCAAATATCCTATTCTTGCTACTTCCAACATAACATGATCATATAACTTAGTAAATTTATCTAAAGATATATCATCATTGTTACGTATTTCAGATTGATTAAGGAGATGATCATAAACAAAGTCTAAATTAGCAGTCAAAAATTCTAAACTGCTATCATCATTATTTAGTATTCTTTTTTCAATCGTTGCGAAAATTTGCGAATAAGAATGTCTGAAATCATCGGAATATATTTTAGAAAGTCTAATAACTATTTCCGATATACTATTTTCATCTATCATCGTTGATGATAGATGAACTAATAAATCATTTAATTGATTTTGTCTATCATTTTTTCGCATCTGCTCAATCTCTTTCCGCTTCTTTCATAATCAACTTTTTTTCTATAACTGTTCTTAATCCAAATTTATCAATAGTTATAGCCCAAGGACCTCCTTCTTTATGAGTATTATTCACTAACTGCCAAATAGGAGTATTATTATTTTCCTTTATTACTCGATTGATAAGTATTCTATCATTCAATTGAATATCTAAATTATCATAATTTAATAAAATGGGACTTCCGCCATACATATTATATTCATAATATACATCAGGCACTACCGGTCCAAATTGCCATGCATACATATCATCATCGAACATAAGCCTAAAATTTCTTTTATACGATTCCAGTTGAATAAAATACAGAAGTTTTTGCAAGCGCAAATTAGTAACAGGAACACCTTCCTTAAAGCATTTACTAATTATATATTTTGCTATTTCTAAAGCATCATACATAGCGCTCACTCCTTCCATTCATTATTCTTAAGTATAACATTTGAGCTATGGCAAAAAAAGAACCACATGTTTGTGTGTATTCTTCGTTTCATGTAGTACGATTATATCATTTTATTCGACACTTGTACAGTTTTTTCCTCTATGCTACTGAAAAGTTCCCTTTTTAATTTACTGTTCTTTTATTTCGTAAACTTATTTTTGTTTAATTTATTTTCACTGTCGCCCCCTTCAGCACCAGGTTCCTCTTCGCATTGATTTCAATGTTTCCGCCTTCGTACCTGATAAAGCTCCCATCGGCAAACGTAATGCTGCGCGCGTTCGCATCCCTCTCCACCGGCGCATCCTGCGTACTGTAAAAAGCACCTATAATAAAGCCTTTGCTGATGCCACTACCACTTGCATTCGGTTGGAAGATACACAGCACCTGGGTACCAACCTCAGGCAGCCAATAGGCTTTCGTCTGCTTGCTGCCTATAGTTATAATTGGTAGTTCAGCACTCACCATATTGTCCTTATCCTCAAACGCCACGCGAGCGCTGCACGATTCGCCATTTACCGCCGATACTGTACCAATGCGAATCAGGTTTTTTATCTGGTTAATATCCATCTAAACATCTCCTCACATCAATACTTGTTGTGTAGCCACTGCTAATATCATGCTGTGCCTTTGTGATAATATACTTGCCATCGAAAGCGCCAAAACCGCTAAGCTGTATATTAACAGCAGCCGCCAGCTCCGGATTACCTAAAAAGCTGAAGCTTCCGGTAACCTCGTCGCTGTTCTTTTCCCGCAGCTTCTTTTTTGCCAGACGCTCTGCGTCTGCAATACTAGCAACCTGCTCATTAACTTCCAGAGTTTTGCCTATCTGCTTATCGGGAGCAGTAAAGGTCGCCTCAATTTTTTGCTTCGTGCTGCTGTCCTGGTACTTAACATGGCAGAACTTATACACATCGCGCACTTTGCTGCGCAGGCTGTAGCTTTTCAGCATATCAAGTACTTTGAGACTGCTGGCAGAATAACTGCCTTTTGGTTTCGGCACCAGCGCCACAGCCTCAGCCGCCTCATAATCTGCTTCTTCAAAAATCACCACTTGCTTATCACAGATTTTGAGCGCCAGGCCATGGTCAGCACACAGCTTATATAAAAAGGACAGGTCAGACTGTTCCGTCTGCTCTGCCCTATCTATAACAGGATTATACTCTTTAACATCGTAATACAGCGTCAAGCCTGCATCCGTCGCAATATCATTAGCAATACGTTTCAGCTCGGCCTTCTCCCAGCTGCGTGTACGCTCAGTGCCACGAAGATTGTTGTTGTCCGGCACGCTCACCGCTTTGATTTGCACCTCGCTAGGCATTCCGCTGCTGGTGATTTCATCAATCTCAAACAAACCAAAACGTACAACCTGCTCACCGATGCTCTGCCAGTTAATCAGCTTTACGCTAACGTCCAGTGTTGCACCCTTTTCCGGCATCCATGCTGATTGCCATAGCCCAGCTTTATCCTCCAGTGTAAGCTGCAGATCATCTGCTTCACCAGACATGTTATCAGTGTAGCTTACATTCTTCAGATATTGCTGCAGATCTGCGCTAATATCCTTGTCATTGTATTTAATGATTACCAGGAATCGCCTTGCATTCATCTTAAACATTTTAACGCCTCCATGGTGGCAGCATCGATGTTACCGGTGCAGTATACTCCGGCACTTCCAACACAATTCCTGCCGGAAAAACAACAATGTCAGCGTATTGCTGATTTGCTTCCAGCAGGACGTTTAGCGATGCTTCGTCATTATACAAGCGCTTGGCAATCAAGTCCCACATGTCGCCTTGGGCGGTTGTGTACGTCTTACGCATAGCTTACCCTCCTCTGCTGGTTCTGCAAATCCTGCAGCATCTTCTTAAACTTCGCCATCTCCAACTCCAGTACCTCGCGGATTTTACCTTCATCGCCTCCGCCCTGAATTGTAATGTTTGGCGCGAACGTGGCCGTAACATTGCCACCGCCACCCAACGGATTACCCATGATACGGTTTGTTTCTGCCAACAGGCCGATATTACGTGCATTAGGCGTATGCGGAATAGCGGACTCGCCACTGTCCTCAGCAAAGGTTGTCAGGAATGCGCCCTTGCCATAGATGCCGCCGGAAGCGTTGTGCATAACCTGTACTTCCGATTCAGCAGTAACCATGCCAGCATTAAAACCTAGCTTTATTCTATTCCACATACTTGAAATGATATTGCCGATACGATCTGGCATATTTAAAAACCAACTAACAATATTATCTACAGCCAGCTTACCCCAATTCCAAGCTTTTTCACCGAAACTTTCACCCACAACATCAAGATTGTTAAAATAACTTGTTACTCGTTCGGGAATAGTAGCAAACCAGCCAATCATATAGCCTACACCGTAAACAACATTATTGCAAAACCATTCCCAAGCTTGACTGCCAAACTCAGTCACATCATCCCAGTTCTTATACAGTAAGTAGCCAGCCGCCACAACTGCAGCTAATGCAGCGACAAGCCACATAACCGGACAAGCCAATAAAGCGCTGTTAAAAGCCCATTGAGCAACAGTAAGTATATTTTGCTTCGCAGTCATCAATGTGATTTTGCCAGTTGCTAATTGCCAAAGATTGTTTCCGGTTTGCATTAACGTGATACCTATTAGCTTTGCAATATTCCATGCCTTTGTTGCCCCAGTCGCAAGCTTTGTTGCAATTTCATTTTTAATAATCCAAGTATGCGCTGCAATCATTGCTCCCTTGACGCCATTATAGGCTAACGCCAAGCCATTGCCAGCCCACGCCAAAGCATTAAAGCCTGCTCCTAAAGCAGCAACACTTCCACTAGCCACGAGTACAGCACCAACCAGCTCACTGTTTTTGCTAGCAAAGTTTCCGAAAGCTGCTGCTAAAGGCGAAATGATTTCTAGCATGCTTTTAAAAGCGGGGATCATGCCATTACCAACGTCAGTTTCAACAGCAACAAACTTATTTTTCATGAGCGCCAACTGATTTGCTGTAGTCGTTGCTTTTGTGTCAAACTCTCCCTGCATGCTACCGGCATACTGTGAAGCATCAGCCACCATACTTAGGTTTTTTTCTAAACCTTCAAGGTTGGATAAAAGCGGCGCAATTGCACCAATGGATTCCTTGCCAAAAAGATTCTGCAAAACGGCTCCCTGCTTTGCTTTGTCTAAACCTTTTAACGCTTTTAATACATCAAGAATAGCTCCTTTAGCGTCCTTCTGCATACGTACTGCCATTTCCGCAGCATTAAATCCCAAAGTTTCAAATGCTTCATTTTGACTTTTGCTTGCGCTCTCTCCGGCCACCATCGTTAATATCAAATTCTTGATGCCTGTAGCAGCTACCTCTGATTGAATACCTGAACCTACAAGACTAGCACCTAAAGCAGCTATTTCACCAGAAGCTACGCCTCCAACTTCGCCAAGAGGACCAATGCGTGTAACAACATCAGAAATCAATGGTGCTGAAGCTGCTGTTTTGTTGCTCAAATAGTTAATTTTATCAGCCAGTTCAACAACATCCTTCTGATTCATTTTGAAGGCAGTTCGCCATTTAGCCATCATATCACCGGCTTCATCAGCGGTGATATCAAAAGCTGTGCCCATTTTCGCTGCAGCTTCAGCAAAAGCCAGTAAATCTTGTCTGGCTATACCAGCCTGACCACCTGCAGCAACAATGGCAGCCAACCCCTGCGCTGTCATAGGAATATTTTTTGACAGATTTAATATATCCTTATTCATATCCTTAAACTGCTCAGGTGTGTCGAAGTCTACAACTTTACGTACATCGGACATCGCAGATTCAAATTTTATTGCTTGTTTTAACGGAGCAGCGAATCCATAAGCTACACCAGCCAAACTAATTGCACTGGCTTCATTTTGTCCCATCGATGTACGTCTTTGATTGATTTTTCCTTGAATGTTTGCATAGCGCTGCGCATTATCACTAACCTTCGTATAACTTTGATTGAGCTTACTTAAGGCATTGTTATAACTCTTTATATCAAGGGAGCCTTGTTTTACAGCTGAAGCACAAGCTTTGGCTATGCTTCTATGCTCTTGCATGTTTTTATTTAGTTGCAGAATCTGATTTGATGCAGAAGAAAAAGCTGTTTTAAAGTTACTCTCTAATGCAGCTGCTAGCTTAAATCCAAAAACATATTCCTTCAAAAATGCTCGCCCCTTTCTTGAATATATGGTATAATTAATTAAAGGATGGTGATTACCATGATTGACATTATTGCTGCTTTAATTGGCTTCGGCGCAGTTCTAATATTTCCTTTTGTAACTATACAATTTCTCTATGAAACATATGAGGATATTTTTAAAGACGACTAATAATTTATATTTTCCCTTTTGTCCGCTCACGCCTGAGCGGACTTTTTATTTACCATTGTCGCAATTTCCAACATTTCAAACAGGCCTAGACCTAAATAAAATTCAACAGAAGTATACGTTGACATTGCTAAGCTTATAGCTAGCTCTTTTATGGGCTTAGAGTTTTCAACTCCTAGCCCAGCAAAAAATTTGCCACAGGCAGTACCAGATTCTTAAAATCAGTAGACTGCATCTCCAAAACATCCTCTACAGGTACGCCAATCAGTTTAGCCGCTACCAAAGCCTGAAAATCCATGGACAGAAATACAGCCGGAGTTGTGTCGCCCATTTTGCGCACTTCCTTTTCTGCTGCAATTAAATCTTTACCGCGGATAGCTTCAAAATCTAATTTTACTTCCTTAACCTCTTTACCATTGACCATAATAGGATTATTCAATTTAACTACTTGCATCTTTTATTCCTCCAAACTATTATAATTCAGCCCCCAGCATGCAACTGGAGGCTTTTTTTGTTTTACACCATGCCTAAGGCTTCGCGAACATCAGCCATATAATCAACTCCACCAATGTTACAGATGTAGTTGAACTTATCCAGCTCCAGAACAGTTTCGCCATCAATGGTAACTTTTATGTAAGCTGTTTCAATGGTGTTCGCAGTACCAGTAGTCGCGCCAACATCCAGCTTGCCCAGCTCCGTTTTCTTCGGTACACCGCGCACAACGCATTTTACGTTGCCAACCTTATACTTGCCGCTAGCACTGTCATAAATCTGCTGCGCCCCACGCAGGTCGAGATTTACGCCGGTCTGCATTGCCAGCATAATGTTACGCTTCTCCAGCGTGCGCCAGTTCAGCACTGTTTCCATGCTGCCGAAGTGCCCCAGCACCGGGCTGTCAAACTCGCCTGCAATACCTGCACCTTTAACGGTTTCGGTCATAGCATCTAAAGATGGAAGCTGCACGTCAGCAATACCCACCAAATCGTTACCATCTTGGTAAACTTTAAAGTTAATCAGTTTCTCAGGTACATTTGCCATCTATCTCACCTCCAAATTAACTGAACAGCGTTTCAAAATAAGCAGGATCATATTCGAGCACGTTTTCAATCTCACGTGCCGGAGCAGGCGGCGTAAGATAGGTGTGGAATTTAATGATGCCGTCCATAAGATTTGTAACGGGATTTTCATCATCACGAAATTCAACACGCCCGCCCAAAATGACACCTTGTCCGGTAAGACCGTTTAAACGCATATTTTCGCTATCCAGAACTGTTTGAATCAGGCGTTTGTTAATCGGCTTATCTACCTTTGCCCAATAAGTTTGAATGAAAGTCTGCGCATGCCAGTTAAACATTCTGCGAATACAGATAAAGGCATCTTTAGGGTCAGTGTTAGACGGATAGCAGGCGGTACGATTGCCCCAACATTTCCAAGCCCCGATAAAATTAAGCGCGGTGACAACGCCCTGGCCGTTGAGGTACCCGGCTTCATCAGGTCCTAACACTACTTCAGTACCATCTTTCAAGCAGCAGCCATTAATCTGCATGCTTTTATTGGACGGAGATTCGTAAGGAATGTCATCGTTAGCGCTGTCAACCTGGGCCATAACGCCAAGTACATGCGTGGACATATGATAAACATCATCGCCCATCTTAACCATAGGCCAGCAGACTACTTGAGAAGTATCGTTATAGCTGTTCTGGTTCATCCACGCCTTGACATCAGTATATTTTTTTACTGCGTCGGTCGGTACGTCATTGAGAGTAATCGCCTTGAAATGGCTGTTGATGTTACCGGCTTTGGCTTTCATCACGGCAGCTACTGTCGGAGTTTCACTCCAACCGGGAGCCAATACAATGCCAGGCACAAGGCCGGTAATCGGGAATACTTTGTTAAGACATTCCAAACCTTTGACAGAACCATCGCTCACATTGATGCCGCCAATGATATCATCTGCATCTACTGCTGCAGCATCAATCTCATCATAAGTAAGTGTTAAATTACTTGCAGCAGTTGCAGTGCCATCATCAAGTAACGTAATAACCAATACTCCATCGTCATCATAAGCAGCTTCATAGTCGCTGCCGGCAATCAATGCAGACCCAGCCGTAGACGCTTTAATCTGCAAAGTGTCAAGCAGAACCGGAGCATCTACTTTTGCAACTTTGTTTGTCACTGTAACATTTTTGGAGCTAGTACTCTTCTTATGGGTTTTGGGATCCAATACGTTTACAAAAACCACCGGACCGCGATTATACAATGCGAATTGGCTATACATTACCTCGCAAAGAGTGTATTTAGCCCAATCTTTACTATAGCCCAACTGTTGTACTGCCTCAGCGTAACTGTAGCACAAAATGGGTTTGTTGGTCTGAGCGCGCTCACTCGCCAAATGTACCGGAGCGGTACCGAATACAACCGGCAGACCGGCAGCAGTGTTTACAGCAGGCACAACGCTAGTCGGAACCTCACTGGTATACACACCATGTTTATATGCCATGTTTTACACCTCCATAGCTTGTTTGTAATACTTATTCAGCGGAGTACCTGTTTGTTGAACTTCCTCAAGCGCTCTGTTAAGCTGTTCTACTGAAACAAACAGCTTCTCCAATTGAGGGAATTCATCGAATTCTGCATCTAAATGCTCAGGCAGACCGCCAATGAATACCTGATACTGCAGTAATCTTCCGCGGCTCAGGTTAGGGCCGATATAAATCAGTTTATCTGTTTTCTTATTCTTCGCCATAATATATGTCCTCCTCATAAGGTTGACCAATAGTATAAATTGCAGTAATTTTACCCTGCCACTGCGGAGCAGGCTGTGCTTCCGGCACTTCAATTTTCACAGGAAACAGCAGACGATGTCTGTCAGCTATAAAACGATGTTTTAAAAGATGCTGGCGCACATGCTCCATAATGTTATAGAGGCTGCGCCAATCATCATATTCACTGTCATCGTAAATACTAAAGCCAATTTCTACCGTTGCTGTACTCATATCGCCATCCGCAGTATCCTGCGCAGCGGTAACAAGAGCATAAATAAACGATGCCTGTTCACCAGCATTCATGCGTGCCGGAGGATAGCCGGCATATACCTTAATACTGCGCTTGCCGGATGGCTGCTGTGTACTGTAATCAACGATAACAGACCGTAAATAATCAGCCAGATTATCCATCAATTCAACTGTAGTCATAAAAGCTCCTTACTTCATTTTTTGGAAACGATATTCTACCTCATGCAGAAAACGTTCATTCAGCGTAGCTTCTGCCAATGGAGTAAGCTCGCCAATAACATTTTCAGCGCCAAACATCTGCGGTACGCTAGGACCATAAGGAATGCGCAAAGGATAGCGTGCTTTGCGTTTTTTACGCTGCATTGCACCTTTATAACCATTACGAGATACTCCAAGGAATAATCCTGGTACTGACTTAGCGCCACCTTGCTTTCGTATTTGCACTTTAACCGGACCACGTTTATGGTTACGTACCCGGAACGCTGTCAAAAGCAAGGGACTGCCTTGTGAAGCAAGAACGCCACACAATTTAGAGCGTGATGCACGCTTAATGTTCAGCGTCCCTTTAACATTCTTAGCACTCACCAGATAGTTTTTACGGATGGATTTAGAAGTTTGCGTTTTTATCTTTGTAATTGTACGATTGATAGCGTTTACGGCTGCAAGGTTAATTTCTTTAGGTGCTTTGCCCAACATCTGCTGTGCATACTCAATATTTTTAGCATCAATGCTAATCATCGGTCATTCGCCACCAGTTGGATTGTCAATATACCCATATCATCGCCCACGCTTTCAACCTCATACATTTTATCGTCAAGATAAAACCGCATGCCATACACCGGCACCTCCGGCAAATCAGCCTTCAGGCAATTAACCTGCAGCTGACTGCCATAAACACCGGGATAACAGTCATCCTTACCGGCTTGGACAGAAAGCGACTGCGCCACGGAGATATCCTGCACAATCGCCTTGCACTCCGTACCGTTCAGATCATGCAGCTCCGCAAACTCCATATCATTGAGAAAGACAGCCGCATTATCTACGGCTATCTGCTCTTTAAAGCTCAGCGCTTTCATTGTACGGTAGCGGCTTCATCAACCGCCGGCAGCACTTCTTCATCATCGCCAGCAGGCTCTTTAGAGATAGATTTAGAAGCAGGCTGCTTTTTACTCTTTTTGCTAGAAGCAGGCTCTTCAGCCTCGGTTTTGCTAATGATTTCAACATCTTCCGGAATAGTGGTTTCTGCCTCAGGCTCGCCAATGATTTCAAACTCTTCCGGAGCATCATCATACAGCTTTTGAGCAACGTCGTCAGGCAGCTCAACAACGCTGCCTGCTGCATAAACCACGTTATTATGACGCAGAGAGAATTTCTTAACGAGGATATACATAAGCTACCTCCTTATTTAACCTTGATAACATACCAGTCATCCACGGATTCAGGAACAACAAGGCAACGGCTCTGCATAGCAATAGAGCAGTAGTCATTCTCAATGTTCATGGTAACCTTAGGCACATAACGGCCTTCATAGGTGTGGAACTGCTTATCATCCTCCATCTGGGTAACGGCGCCATACAAGCGCTTGCCACGACCGGCAACGCCGATAATAACGTAATCATCAGGCAGGTACGGAGTAAATACACCTTCGTTGTTGATGTAACCACCCTCATAGGTGTACATCTCCAGGCCTAAGGCACCCAGCAGGCCAAAGCGCATAACCTCAGGGCTTTGAATCTTAGGTGCGAAGGACATCAGCGCCGCATTGTCGCGGGACGGAATCAGCAGCTTGTCATAAATGCTCTTGTTGTTCAACAGCAGGTTGCTGGTAGCCTCGGAGCACATCATGATAGTCGGAGTCAGGCCAGCATTGCGGCGGATGGTTTTGGAAGCCTCCTGCAGGTTGCCGTAAGCATCAGAGGTATCCTTATCCCAGGTATCGGTACCGGACAAGGTTTGCTTTTGAGTAAAGTTAAAAGAGATGGTGTCAATCTTTTGGGTTTTGCCATCATCAGCATAACCGTTAATGGTGTAGCTGCCATCAATCAGCAGCTTTGCAGCCATATATTCCTCAGTGCGGGTGCACATATCGGTCAATTCCTTGATATCCTCAGCGCGATATTCTTCAGCTCGCTGTTGGGGAGTGCGACCGCTGTACACGCTTTCGCCTGCCAGGCGCTTTTGCAGCTGCTCAGCAGTCAATACACGCTTAGGCTTCATCAGCGGTGCCTTGTAGGATTTGGTTTCAAAGCCATCACGCTGCATATTAACACCTTGAGAGCCAGGAACAACAAATGGTGCCATGGAGCGACCGCCTTTTTTGAAATCCACATCCAGATATTCAGAGCTATAGGTAATAGCGTTCGGGAAAAAGGTGTTTACTAACAAAGGGTTGGGCGGATATGCACGATTGATTACGCCCAACAAAGAACGGGTAGAATTGATATCAAATGCCATAGTTTATTCCTCCTTATTGCAGATGAGTCAGGTAGATGCCAACAGCACGCAGCTCTTCCTCGTGTGCCTGCACAGAGTCAGATTCAGCGCCAACAGACATTTCCTCTGCATTGAAAATGCCGCGAATATAAACAGTAGCAACTACATCGCCGGTGCCAACAACAACATCTTCGGCCAGCACAGCGTTTGCTACCTTCATCGCCGGAGTTGCGGATGCAGCATCAACAATCTGGTATTTGCCTTCACTGACAGCCAGAACTGCGCCTCTTTTAAGCGCCTTTTCAGCGCTCAGGCCTTTAAGTGTAATGTTTTTGGTAAGAGCAGCCACAGCGGTGCCGCCAATAAGCTGGTCCACATTGCTTTTTTCACTGGTTACATATGCCATTATTTATTACCTCCATACATATTCTGCAGAGTTTTAGCCATGTTTTCGGTACGCAGGGCATCTTCCTCTGCCTCAGTCAGGCCATTAGCAGGCTGACCGGTTACATTAACGGAGCCAGATTTCATCTGGTCGTCAATCAAATCATTCATAAAGCTTTGAGCTGCAGAAGTCTGAGCTGCAGGCTGAGCACCCTTAATAGCATCAATGGTTTCTTTGATTTCATCAGCAGTCTTGCCGTCTTTGATGGCCATATTGATTACAGCCTTCACACCAGCACTGCCATCATCCAAAGCATTGAGCGCAGCCAAACGGCTTCTTTCCTCATTGCGGATTTGCTCCTCATTAGCCGGAGCGGTGGTTTGGTTCGCAGGAGCAGCACTGCCATTCTGTTCACCTGCTCTGACACCGATAGCACTCAAAATAGTGTTTACGGCATTCATAAGATTTTCATTCATCGTTTTGTCCTCCTTTTTGTGGATTTTGTTTTTAATTAAGTCAGCATCTCCCTGGCTCAGCTGATGCCGTACATGGTTGACCACAAGCACATTGCCGTCAAGAACAGGTTCAACCTTACCTTGAATCTGGTCACAGAAGCCATTGGCAAGGCATTCTTCAGCAGTAAGCCAGGTGCTGTTTTTCATCATGGTCTCCAATTCTTTTTCGCTGAGCTTGCAGCGCTCCTTATAAGCTGCCACAATACTAGCCTTGACAGGCTTGAGCATTTCAATAAGCTTACCCAGCTGTTCAGCGTTGGCAGGCTCTGCCAGGCAGACCATGGGGTCATGAATCATCATCATAGCGTTGACCGGCATAAGGATTTTTTTGCCGGCCATAGCAATGATTGTCGCAGCACTGGCCGCCAAACCGTCAATCATTACAGTGGTATCACCGGAGTAAGACTTTATCTGGCTGGCAATGGCGTGTGCAGCGAAAACATTGCCGCCGTTGCTGTTGATACGGATGCAGACCGGCTTACCTTCCAGCTTAGTCAACGCATCAGCAAAGCCTATTGGGCAAACATCGCCACTGCTGTCATACCAAGGCTTTTCGCTGACGATATCGCCATAAATACGGATTTCAGCAGTATTTTCGGATGCTTTATTGATAATCTTCCAAAATGGTTTACTTTTCTCCATCGTTTTCACCTCCTTCCTCAGTCTTTACATTCTGATGAAGCGGATAATTGAGGCCATTGCCTTGCCAATGCTTATGTTCAGCTTGCAGCTGCGCAATGTTTTCCTCATATTCCGTGCCGGTGATTTCAGCAGATTCCTGTTCACCGGTACTGAAGCCATAATCAACACGCAGCTTGGCGGCCTGAACCTCTTTCACCGGGTCAAGCATGCCCATAGTCGGACCATACCAGGACGCACGGCTCCACGCCTTACGCAGCAACGGATCACTAAAATAGCCGGGCGCTTGAATGCGTCCAATAGCCACCGCCTCAGCCAGCCAGCGTTCATACACCGGCTGACAAAAATCCCTTGCAAACCAGATGCGCCGCTTCTTGGCAACTGCCTGAAACTGCAGCAAGGCACCGCGTGCAGCACTGTACGAGCTTTGGAAACGCGACAAAAGCACTTCTGAAGGAATCTCCAGCGCCGCGCCCACCTGAGCAATCAGCGCATTGACGAAAGCCTCAAAGGTGGACAAGCTGCGATTTGCATCGACAGTCTGTACTTCATAGCCAGGAGGCAGCTCGTTCATCGTGCCGGCACCCAACTCAAAGGTATATTGGTCAAAAGCAACCTTTTCATTCTCGCCAAAGGCCTCCGGCAAAGCGTTGGGAAGGCCTTCGCATGCGTCCTTCGTTTTGAAGAACAAAGTGAAATAGCTTTTGATGATTGCAGCAGTAAGCTCCGCTGTGCTATAACGGTGCATCTGCTTCAATTCTTCAATGGCCGGTGCCAGAATCGGCACACCGCGGTACTGCTCCGGCCTTTCCTCATGGCTGATTTGCAGGATGTTCGGCGCACCTGTTTTGCGCCCGAAGGCTTCTACGCGCACCCATTTTATATTCCTGTTTTCCGTCGGGTCATAAGGCACCCGGTCAGCAACCCAATAGGCTACAACGGCACCATCCGTATTGATTTCAACACCGTTAATAATCCTGTTGCCATTCTTGGGATTACGAACCTCCACCTCATTAAGCGCACCAATAAGACTATAGGTATTAGGATTGCAGACACGGCTTGCTTCAAAAAGCTGTATCTTGGTTGTATAAGGATTATCGCCTAAGCCCTTACGATATTTAATCGCCGCCCAGGCATCTCCGTCCACAATAGACGATATAAAAGCAATATCCTGCATATCGTAAAAGTTATGCTTGCGATACAGGTCACACTCTACGCTCTGCGCCCACAGATTAAACTCTGCCTTAGTGTGCCTGCGCCATTCAGCAGCTTCCTCCGGGCTCATGCCTAACAAACGATAATCCGGACAAGGTGAAGGCACAAGGCCAGCGCCAACAACATGCGTCCTGTAGCGATTGATGGCAGCAGCGCCAACGGGACTGTTGATGGCCATATCAGCACTGCGGTTGCGCAGGATGTTCAGATTTACGTCAACATCACTTTTAGGGCTGGACCTTATCGGCCAATAACCACGCATAGCTTGTTTTTCGGCACTGGCACCACCGTTGCTGTAGCCTGTGTTTAATACAGGCCTGAGGATGATGCCAGTGGGCTGCTCCTGTGTTAAAGTTTGGCCAGTAGGATGTCTGGCCTTACGATTGTATGGTGTTCGTTTCTTACTCATTTCGTAGCCTCCTGTTTTATTTGAGCGCTAATCACGGAAAAGCACTCTTTTTGCACGCCTATATCCCTCAGATGCAGGCGCATTATCGTCTTCAGTAGCGCCCATGGCTCGCAGGCGATTTATTTCAGCCTGAATGGCGCTAAGGTCAGCACGTGTCAGCAGCCTATTGCCAATGCGGTAGCTCTGACCGGTTACCAAAATAGCCTGCTCCGCCTTCAGGTACTGGCGATAGCGTTCGTTCAATGCATTGCTCATTCTGTTCTCCTTCCTCGTTTGATGCAGCCATAGCGTTTCTGTGGCTTTGCAGCAGGTGCAGGAGCCGTTGCCCCGCCTGCTTCAGCATTGTTGCCCTGCGCCAGCATAGCATCCAGCTTTTCAAAATTAGGTGCAATACTGCGCATGCAGGCAAGATTATACACAGCAAGGTCCAGCGGCTCATTGCGCTTATCCTTGGCTATGTTCGTCCACTGAAAAACAACTACGCCGTTTTTCTTACGCGGCACCAGCTCCTCGGAAATCAGACCGCGAAAATAAATGCGATCATAGCCACGATTGGCATAAGATTCTATGACAGCATCACTGCTCAGGCTCTTAGCGTCAGTTTTCAGCAGACCTTGCAGCGCTTCAACGAATTTTTTCATCCGATGCTTATCGTCTAGTGGAAAATGCATATACTTAGCTCCCTGAACCTCAATGCTGAGACGGTCCATGATTTGCTGCTTGCCCGTATCCGTGCCGATGAACACCAAAGGAATGGAGCTGTTACGCATCTGCTTTTTGCCAATCTTGGCAACAAGGTCTTCGTTGGCCATGTTTGAGCCTTTGATGGCAAAGCGCTGACGAAAACGGTTCTTAAAGCAGTAGGCATACACGTAATCAGTATAGTGACCGCCGCAGTCAATAAAGGTTCTGGCGATTTTCAGCCCTCGCCCATTGGCAAATTTATAGGTTTTGTCCAGGATGCGGTCTAATTGCTCCCATACCTCGGGAGTGTCGGGAACGCCCAGGATAACGCCTTTGCGTATGCCCCAGCGTTCTTCACCATGCCCCCAGCCGGCAACCTCATATTCCAGGCGATTATCCTGCGTATCCACCGCCGCCGTCAGCAGCAGAACGCCTTGCGGCAGCTCAGCGCCATAATCCTCGCGCCGCTTAATGAAGATATCCTCACTCTCGAAATTGCCTTTACGCTCATAAGATTCACCGAAGCGGGTATTGTATATTACCTTCTCACGCTCCGGGTCGCCTTCTGCCTCCAGCCATTCCTTCATGACATCATTCCAGCTAATCCAGGGGCTTGTCCAGCAGTTCACGAAGAAGCTGCGCGTATCGGTGGCAAAAGCTGCAGGGTTTTGCGCTACATACTTCTGCGCGGCGTTGCGCATGTCGTTCTCACTGAATTCAAAGCCACAGTCAGGACAAATCCATTTCACTGATCTGACGACAACATGCTTTTTGTTATGTTCCTCGCTGCTGTCGAAGTCGGCAAGCATCTGCCGGTGTGTAAGAAGGTGGAATTCTCCACAGTTCGGGCACTGATGCTGCCATTCCTCCTGCGTACCGGTCATATACTCGTCATCAATACGGCTAGTGCCTTTTATCGTCGGCGTGCTGAAAAGGCCGATCACCCTGTTAAAGTAGGTGGTAGTTCTCTTCGCCGCCAAATCAACCGGGTCGCCCTCTACGCCGGCGCTATCCGGGAAGCGGTCCACTTCGTCGCAAAGCAGAATGCGTATAGGTTTGGAAGCAAGTCCGCTTGGGGCGTTCGCACCTGCTATAATCAGCCTGCCACCGGTAAAATACTTGCTCATGATAGTGTTGCTGGTATTGCGGCTTTTGTTTTCGCGGAAAATGCTTTTCAGGCTTTTGGTAGCTTCAATCATGGGTGTGATACGGCTCTTGGAAAAATCTTCCCCGTCGCTCAAGGTAGGCTGAATCATCATCATGGTGCAGGGGTCAAGCTGCGCGAAACGGCCAATGACATTGTTCATGATATCGGACTTTCCCACCTGCGAGCAGCTCTTGACAACAACACGATGCACGCCCTTATCCGTGAAGGCATCCATGATGCTACGCTGATAAGGTACTCTGTCTGTACGCCATCTGCCCGGTTCTGCTGATTCCTGCGGCAGCATGCGGTAAGTATCCGCCCATTCGCTGACTGTAGTTTTAGGTGCCAGCTTAAGGCCATTGTTGAAAATGCGGCGTAAAAGCAATACCGTTTTCTGAGCACACATGCTAATCGCCCTCCTTCTCATCAACAGCATCAAACATGGTCGGTGTATAATCCCTGATTTCTTCCAAACGTCCTTCAACCTCCATGCTCAGCAGCTCTTCAATCTCCGGCTTGCTCTTTCCAAAAAGCAGCGGCGCCATCTTCGACGGAATGCCGCGTATCTGATTGCGGAAGTTGACCAATATTTCCGTCAGGACAGCCTCTACATCTGCAGCATCGTGCATCTCGCGCCGCTTTTGAGCCAGCTGGATTTCCGCCAGCTCTCTTTTGGCCTTTTCATGCAGAGCTTTTTCTTTCATCAGGTCAACGGATTCATCAGTTTTGTATTTATAGGCATAATATTCAGCGATAACTTCCGGCAGAAGGTAGTCGCCTTCCGCTTCTCGGGTTAGTATTTCTTCGTCTGCCAGCTGACGCACGCGCCTGTCGGTGATGCCCAGCAGGCGTGCAAGCTCCGCGCCAGAGCCTCTAGGTACTATTTTTTTCGCCATGAACATCACCTCCTTCGCTGTTTGTCCACTGTAGGCAATACAAATCCGCTAATAAAATGCACCGCTTCGGTCTATTTTACAGCCTAGGCGGTGCGGAAATTGAGAATGACAAAAGTGGAAATGCTGTCCAGGCTAAATTTCCGCTTTTTGCTTTCCTAACAGACTATGAAATTGTCGACGAAAAATTTTTGCGTATTAGTGGAAGTCAAGAAAAAATTTTGCGCCTTTAGGGCATGTCCGAATTTTGCCATGCGGAAGGAAATGTGATTTTTTAAATTCACAGCTAGACAATTTCCGGGAGTTCGCCGACCCGCAGGCTTTTTATTTTCCTGGAAGAACCTATGGCATCTGTCCACAAAACGCAGACAATAGAAAAGCCGTCGACCAATGGCCAACGGCTCTCGCTATTCTTTTCTCTCACGCTTTCGCTATTATACATTATAGCACCGATTCACCCTCGCATTCTATCGCATCTTTCAAGAATACTGTTTAAACCTTTGGCATGAAGCTTATGTACATGTTGCCATGTATAGTTAAGCTCTGCTGCTATACGTTCCCACTTCTGGTAGTTCAGGTAACGTCTTTGCATCACAAGTCGCATTGGTCCCATCGGTAGCAGCGCAACTAAAGCCCGAACTTCTGCCAGCTGGGCGCACAGCTCATTGCAGCACTCTGCAATAATCTTTTCCTGCTCAATTATTTTTGCTACGGAATTTTCCAGCTTTTGGGCATTGCCACTACCGCCGCCAGGCGATTGGCTATAAGCAGGCGTTACCTTCTGCGCAAGGTTACGCAGTTCCTGCAGCTTATCCAGCTCTCCCTCCAATGTGCGCTGAGCATACATAGCGCCTTTCAGCTTTTCTTTTAGTTCTTCTTTGGTCATACGCTGTCCTCCTGCCGGTTTTGATAATCTGTATGCAAACTTAAAATTTTATTATGGGTATTTTCCTAGGGTTTTATATTCTTAGAGGTTAATTTTTGCGTTTTAATCGTCTTTCACATATACGCATACCTCTAGCCTAGGTCTCTTCCTGTCAACGGAAAAATCCATATCACGCACAAGCACCATCTTGTCATCAAGATATACTGCACCCTCTAAGGCATCACAAAGCAGCTTATGCGTATTGTTCATATCACGCCGCCTGCCGTCTGGCCAGAAGGCAACTACTTCCAGCACAATCTTTTCTTCCGGTTCTGGCACGCGCCATCCTTCCCGATGTGCCAAAGCATTAGCAATATAATACGCCTCTTCCTTCCAGGCTCTTGCCAATGGCGTAAGCACACGGTTCCTGCGTCCCATCACATTGACGTTTTTATAGCAATGGTTCACCGATGGCGGTATGGTCAATATTAAATTCAATTTATTCATTCCGTCGCTTTGCTCCCTTCTTGCGCTTATAATCATCCCTAAGCTCCATCTTCGCTCTGATATACCATTCGCAGGTTACAGCATTATAATATTTCTCCACGCTGATGATGCGATAGTCAGGATGCTTTTGTTCAAAATGTTTTTGCATATCTTCGCAGTCTTCCGGCCAAAGAGTCAGCTGCTGGAATTGCTTACGACTTGTTTTGGTATCGCTTACAGATTTCAGCGGCTTCACAAGGTTACGGGATGAAGTGTATCTTTTGCGGCCTTTAGGATCTTTGCTAAGGTAACATACTAAAGCTTCAATTCCTCCATGCTCTGCCTGAATACGCTTGCTGTTCGCCCAACCATGTCCCCATGCCTTTTCGATAGCATCACGGTCTACGCCACGATTAATCAACAGATGATGATGCACTCTTCCCTTGCTGCTAACCTCGGTAACATAGATGTATTTCAATTCTTTGCCATTAGCCTTATATAATCTTTTCAATCTGCGCATATAATTACGCAGCCTTTTCTCTCCCTCTTCAGGTGTACCAGGCAGGTTATCATTGTCATAGCTTAAAGTCAGGTGTATATCTTTGCTGCCAAAATTGCTTTTGGCCAGCAGCCTAAAATATCTGCGTGCCTTTTTATCGTTAAGGTTCTTCTGTTTAGGAGTAGTTGCCTTCTGTCTGCCACTTCTGCAAGGTTTGTATTTGACATCCACGAAAGGAAATAAATCAATTTCAATGTAATCAGGCTTTTTGCTTTCACTGGTTCCCTGGCAGTAATATGTTTTTTCTCTTATGCCTATTCTCATTGCCATTGATTTATCCCCCTGATATTTGTTGTGGTCGCTTTGTTATTACTTACATACAAGCCTAAAGGGCTAAGCTGCCCTTGAAAATCAAATGCCTGTATATAATGAAGAAACCTGCGAGGCAGAAACGCCCCGCAGCATCTTCCTTCATATATTCTTTATCATCTATTATTTACGCTAGCCTTTTGGCCAACATTTATTATGCTTCCATTCTCTGATGCGCTCATTGCGCATCTCGCGACATTCAGCCACTGCTTTTGCCTTCGCCTGACGCTTCCCATTCAGTATGGCCAGGACAAATTTATACTTTTTGTAATCGCTGCATATTCTGCCGCAACCTGGGGAACGCACGTCACATTCTCTGCAGGGGCATGCTATTGATATGTCATATGCTTTCGCCCCACCAAAAGCCTTAGCTGCCTTAATCATTTTCGCCGCGCACCAGCGCCAGGCCAATCAGCAGCACTATGACAGTTATAACAAGATTAATGGTAAAGTCATCTACATTATCCACTTGCTTATACGTCCTTCCTTTTTTCCGCCGCAGAGCGCAGGCCGCATACGTGCGATATACTTCTTCTTTTTGTCTGCGCCATTTGCAATGCTTGTATATAATCCGCTAGTTAAATATGAGCGAGGCAGCAGCTCTACGGCCTGCGCTCTGCGGCAGTATTATATTAGAGACGGATAAAGTCGATTCCGTCAAAGCTGTAACGGTATTCTTTGCCGGTCTCTTTGTACCAGCCAGCCTCGATCTGGTATTTTTCAAGCCAACGTTCCAGCACATTGTTAAGCTCGTCTTCGAGTTCATCCACAGCGGCCGTCATAGCTTTGCCGGCAATGAAGTCACTCCACGGCTCGCTGGCTTCGCCGCCTTCAGTAAATGCCTGATCCTGAAATTCTTCGAGCAGGCTGTCTATGCAGATGTATGGTTGCCAGTTGGATTCAGCCATTTCCAAAACGGTTACGATATCTCCTGCTTTCAAAAAGTCTTTAGCTTCCTTCAGAGCTTCTTCTGGAGTATCGTACAAATCAAGGTTTTCATAGTCGGCAGCAAGTGTATCGCCAATCACGCTGTACATCAGCTCGCTCTTTTTGGGTTTAGCAGCCTGACGCGAAAGCGTTAAGCGGATTGCGGCTTGCTGCAGGTTTGCGTAAGCCTTATGCACATAATCACCATCGCCGCTGCACTGCCAGTCATTGATAGCCAGTTGTGCACGATTGACTAATTCGTCAACCTTATTGATTGATGCTTCCTTATTATTCATGGTTATTCTCCTTTATTTTTCTGCAGCCTGCTTATTGCTCTCCACCATGTGCTGCATGATGATGCAATATACGGCAATATCGCCAAGGCTTTCAGTAATTTTTTCATCATTAATTGTTTGTCCGGCACCGAAAACATGGGCAACATGCTTTAAGCAATAGCTTTTAGCTGTCTCATACATATGTTCCCAGCTATCATCGCCGTATTACAGCATAGCTCCATTGCGAAAATTCGCCAGCTGGTCTTTATCACCATATTGCTTGTTCTTTGCCTTGAAAAGGTTGGCCAGCTCATAGAATTTATTAATGCAGCTGTCAGTTAAATCATTCGTTTGCTCGTTCATTTTTGTCTCTTGATATCTCCTTTCACTAATAAGCCTTCTTTATGCGCCTGACGCGCTATCTTGGCAGTTTCATCATCGCTAAATGCAAGGCAGCTCGGGCAAATCGTTATTTCTTGGCCATTCTTCAATATATAACGATTGCAACTGCCGCTTCTCTGCCCGCATAAGTTACATTTACGCCTCATGCTTTATCCCTCCCGATTTCATCTGGATACGCTCCACTCTCATAGGCGTGTTGAGCTTCGTCTACCGTCGGCTGCTCACGCTTACAATAGTACGCGTAATTAAACGCCTCTTCCTTCAGGGATTCCATCAGCCTAACTTCTTTAGGCAGGAGCATCTGCAGCGGGATCTGCTTTCCGTTACCATCCCTGTAATAATCTACAGCAACAGTATAAAATTTGCGCGTTACCACCATCAAAGGTTCGGACGAATTTTTAAAGCCATCCATGAGCACTACCAGCTGCATGCCATCGCCAAAATCCTTGTGGGATACAAAATTTACTTTTGTTACCCACATATGCAAAGGCAAATCATCTTCATTTTTAGCCGGAAATTCAAGCATTCTGCGTGCCACTCCCGGCAGGAGCGCCCAAAGCTTGCGAAAATCCTCGTGCAACACATCAGCCCTGCTCACGATGCTTTCCTCCGGCTCCGCATCTGTAGGTTTAACTGTGTAGCGCACCTTCGTGCTTCCACCCTTGCGAATGATAAATTTTACTTCGAATTCTTCCATTTAAAAGCCTCCTTGAAATCAATATAGCTGATTGCAAAGTACATAATCATGACCGTCGCAATAAGATAAATCGCAAAATCAATAAGCATAATCTCCATAACTACGCCTCCTGCTCAAATTTTGCCAAGCGCTTGGTAATCTGGTTTTGGCTCTGCGACAACGCACTGGCCAGCGCTTTGCATACGCCGGCGCCACGCTTGCCATCCTGGACCTTATCCAGATGCTCCAACAGCTTATTGATGCCATTGAGCACCGCCCAGATTTCCACCTTAAGCTCCAGCGCCTCTTTCTGAGCGCCTGCATCACTTTGAACTTCCGCCAGCTTGCTGCGAAGCTCTTCCAGCTCCTGCGTCACAGCATCCGGTACCTTTTCCACAATCTCTGTCTTTGTGGCAACTGTCACCGGCTGCTTAAGCTGTTCTTCCAGCTCTTTGATGCGCTCTTCTAAAACGGAGGTTTCCTGCTCTTTATCATAGAGGTTTTTGCGCAGCTCTTCGGCTTCATGTTCCAGGACATCACGCTGAGTACTCATGGCTTCGGCAATCTTCTTGCTTTCGGCGGCACCAGCCAGTTGCATGCTGAGCTCTTCGGCCTGCCTGCTAACCTTGGCCAGCTTCTCTTCTGCTTTCCTTGTCAGCTTATGGTCAGCTTCTGCTTTGGCTTCTGCAGCTTCTTTGGCCATCTTCAGCTTTTTGATTTCTGCCTGCAGCTCACGTGTGCTGATATCCTCAACGTGCGCTTCCTTGATGAACTCCTCACGCTGTTCTGCCGGCACACCTAAAAGCAATACTGCCTGCGTGTAGGTCAGCTTTTCTACCACGTCGCTTTTGGCAGCGCTGCCAAACAGCACGCCCTGGTCAGCGCCGTACTCATCATATACACGCATAAGGTTGTTGGCTGTACTTTGGCTAAAATCTACAGCTTCAGCAAGCCACTTGCCAAACTGGCCAGGCTCCAGCATCTCTTTAACTTCTTTCAGCTTCTTGCCGATAAGGATGCTGTTGCTCAGGACCAGCTTGCGTGTCTGGTCCTTGATTAAATTGATTTCCGCCGCCACCATCTCCGGTGTACGTGTTACCTGCAGGTCATTCATGCTGCTTTCGCTCCCTTCTTCTTACCTACTTCCGCTAAATATTTTTTATAGCTCTCAACAAAGGCTTCCACCTCCTGCGTCATGCCACAGTTATGGTTACCGCGCACCTGAATGATTCGCTTTTCAGGACCAACAAGCTCCATTGTATAAAATGGCACTTCCGGTTCTTCAAGTCTGCGTATCAGGATAATGGTGCACTTCCCTTTAGCATGCCTATCTGCATATGTTCCTACGCAATGATGCAGGACTTTGCCTTCAGCAATAAGCTCCGATGAGCTTTCAGCAACCTTTGCTAAAAAACCACCGGCGGTAAAGTTATACTGCTTGCGTTCCTCTTTAAGTTGGGCAATCTGCTTATCAAGCTCTTCATCTGCTTTAATCTTAAGCTGTGTAATAATGTTCTGGTGTGCCTGCTGCAGGTCATGCGGCTTCAGCACCGCCGTATCTTCCAGGTTTAAACCAAGCTTTCCGCAGTCTTGCAGGTAATCAATCCAGTCGATAAGAACTCCTCGTATGCTGTAGTATCTTGTCTTTTTCTGCTGCTGGCGAAGTATATATCTTAAAGCCTCTTCTGAGCAAACGCCATAGCCTTTTAATGTGTCAAACATTTCGCATGTGTCGAAGTGACTCAGCTGTTCCAGCTCCTTACGCTTTTGTGCAAGGTCCGTAAGACTAAAGCGCGAATTTTTCTTTAGATACAGCGCTAAATTCAGCGTATCTATATCTGTTGCCAAAGCAGATAATGCCAATACGTCATTTTTCCCTATCGGTACCCGCAGCAGCTCCTTCGGGGTTTTACCACGCCAATTAAAAAGGTTCCGGAAACTACGGCGAGTGCCCAATCCTTCAGCAACAATATTCCCCAAGCCCATTTTCATCACATATTCCAGCTGCGGATGCTTTTGGTAAAACTCTATATATTTAAATGCGTCCCCTCCGAAATGTGTAGTAAGTCCGAGGTATGCATCCAACTGGCTGTATTTCAACCAGCTATCCGTCAAAAGCGGTATTAGTCTGTCCAACCCATTCCACACTATATAACCGCTAAGCTCCATGATATAGTTCCTACTATACAGGCTTCTTCTTTTATCCCACCATTCATAGCCAAACGCATCTCCTGAGCGGCTCCAATGTGAAACCTCATGCCTACGCATCAGGTAATACTCCCGCGGTACATAATCGTCAACAATTTCTCCAGTATCAGCGCATATACAACGATAAACAGCAAAGCTGCGAGCAATGATTGCTTCCTTGTCATACAAAGCACGTTCGAAATATGTAAAATAATGCTTCTCTTCAATCTCTGGCTTGCGCCAGCCATGTACAACCTCACCCTTTGCTCTGCATTTGGGACAGGTTGCTTTATCTTTGTGTGCCAGATCTGCAGCAAGGACAATATTCTTGCCGCATCTGCTGCAGACAGCTTTCTGCTTATCTTCACGGTCAGGCACCATGAAAAAATTTCCGGTTCCCGTAGCTACCTGATTAAAATAGCGTTTCACATTATCGCCAATGCCAGCGGGAAAGTAACGCAGGAAGTGCAAAAAATCTTTGTTCTCCGACAGCTTTTCACCTCTGGTCGGATAGCAATAAGAAACCTCCTGCTCTATCTCTTTGCGATTCATTCAAGACACCTCTTTAGAAAAAATCATCAAGATTAACACTTACGGCAGCAGCGCCAGCGCCAGTCTCTGCCTGCGTTCCGGCTGTTTTGCCAAGCGCTTGGTGCGCGGCCGCAGGCTCTGCTGCGGGCTTTGTGGCCTTGATGTTGTAATATTTGCAGGCAATATCAACCGCCTGCGCCTCATCCACGCAGCCACAGCCGCCAACAGCGTGCTTCTTAGCCTCTGCCTTTATAGCATCCAGCGCACCTGCCAAACTCTTCTTTTCCGCAAGGATTTTCTCTGCAACCTCTGGGCAGGAAGTTGCCAGCTGCAGCAGCTGCTCAGCAATATACTTAGAGCATGGATCCTTGGCTGCTTCCATTTCTTTATCCAGCTTTTTAATTGCCTGTTTCTGTCCTTCAGTTAATACCATTGCTAACCCTCCATGTCTTTCAATTTACGTGCTTTGCGATGCAGAACAAAGTTAGATACCTGATGGCGCGCTTTTCTGCGAGCTTCTACAAGCAGATGTCCTCTGTAGCTGATGTGTTTATTGCGCAGCAAGCCATACAACAGCATAATAATTAAGCTTTTCCATTGCTCTTCTTCTCCTCTTCCTCCCAAATTTCCATAACTGCACCAGCAAAGCGCTGGCAGGTTTTGTTTTCCTCTTCATTCATCTGACGCTTCTTAACCTGAATGCTGCGTTGGTATAATTGTTTAGCCAAAACATCCAAACGGGTATCCTTGGCGTTGAGCTTGCCATAATCGTGCGCCGCCACGAGGGCTATGGCCTGCAGCAAGACTTCCATAGTCTCAGCCGTTGCTTCCTTGGTCGCTTTGATTTCGCGCGCTGCCGATACCGCAATCGCCTGCGCCTGGGCAATACCCTGCTTTGCACATTTAAATGCTGCACGACGCTTATTTTTACGGGTTATACTACTCATTGCATCCTCCCATTTGGCGGATTTCCTCGCCGATGAGCTTATGCAGCTTCTTCAGTTCCTCTTTGGTCAGCGTAATGCCTTTGCCGGGCTTGCCGTTGGGGTTCCAGGTGCGCAGGTCATATTTTGTGTATTTACCATCCCAGACAACCACGTTCAGCTCCTTGGTGTAGCCGGAAGGGTTCTCGCTGAGAGCGCCGATTCTTCTTTCCAATTTAAACTCAATCTCCATTGATTTCACTCCTTGTGTTTGTTATAATATATGTGATTTCATTTTTTACTTGTATTTTCACTTTTATGTGAACAATTTAATTCTTTTTCTTATATTTTCACTTCTTAGAGCATTGATACGCCAATATCAATGCTCTTTTTCTTTTTATGGGACGTAGAAAGCGCAGTCATTTGCGAACCTCGATGGGAATCAATACGATGTCCCCCGGCTGCAACGTGCCTTTGATGTTGCTGATCTGGCGTGTATAAAAGATAACCTCGTGAATGTCTCTGCGGTCGCCTTCTTGGCTCATGACATCACCAACAATGTTCCAAAGGGTATCGCCTTCGCTGGCAACAGTTTTTACTACATATTTTTCTACCGGACGGCTATAGTCCCACGCCGCCCAAATGCAGCAGGCTGCCACCAGGGCAAATAACACTTTTTTCATCATCGTTTCCCTCCTTTACACAACGCCTTTACGTATTTGCTCCAGACGAGCAAGGTAGCTATTGCCGGCATTAGCAGTGCGAATATTGACCTTGGCCGGCTTAATCACCGGTGTATATTCAGTCATATGCTCATTGCACATCTGCTCCAGCAGCTCATCCGCACGCTTCACGTTGATACGCCAGCCGCCGATTTTTACGGCCGGCAGCTTGCCCTTCCGGCACATATCGTAGATGGTGCCTACGCTGGCTGATACGTGCTTAGCGTAATCTTTGATTGACATGTACAGTACCTCAGCCATATGAATCACTCCTTTCTTTTACTTTCTTTCTCCACATCCGTGCTATAATGGAAGCACAGGAAGGGGGTGTTTGTTATGAAATTAAATATCGACTGTGTTCGTGATGTAATGCTTTGGGTAGAAGCCATAACTACTCCTACTCAGTTGGCAAGTTACGTTAATACCGATGCAGTGGATTCTGATGATGGTTTTCTGTATATTAACGCTGATGACAGACCGATGCCGAATGCTGCGCAGAAGAAGCTTCTTGAAAAATACAGTAATGAAACTCTTGTCTATCACTTACACTACTGTATTGAAGCTAAACTGCTTACCGAATTTGATTCGCCGGATGGGAATATAATTGTCATTAAAGATTTAACGCCGTTAGGCCATGATTTCATCGGTAATATTCGCCACGATCCAGTATTTCAAAAGGTTAAAACAGTTCTAAATCTTCTTGGTGTTAAATCTTTAGAAGCTGCTACACAGGCCTCCTCTCTTGTTGTTACGGAAATTATTAAAAAGGCCATTTCTTAACTTTTTCTCGTACACAACTTCGGATGCACTCATGCCACTCCTTTTTTGTTGGCGGAGTGTATCCTTTTTTTACAATATAGAAGGCGAACCCTTCCACGCTTAATTCGCTAATGCGCCAACGCCAAGCGAAATATAAATTGCTTAAAACAAGCAAGGCTATAATCCATTTCTCCACACTTTCTCACCTCCCTTAAATTTTACGCGGCAGCTGCTTGAGGATGTCGAAAGCCATCGCCCAGCCGCTGTCCCCAGTGACATTTACATAGACATAGCCGCCGGGGAAAATTGCCATCACACGCTGCTTGCCATTGTTTTCGATAATGTATTTCAAGTCCAGCAGGTCATAGAAAAGGCTTGTTTGCTGCAAAGTGCAGCAAAGGGAATCGCAGATAGCCTGCATGTCTTCACGCATTTTTTTCACCCTCCCTTCCTCAGCTCCTGCACCAGTGCCAGCAGCTCATCCAGATACTCCAGCTTGTCCCAGCCTTCCAGTTCGCAAACCATGAGGTCCATGCGGATGTCTGCCAGCAGGCGCAATTTCATCTTTTCTCTCGCCAAGCGATTAAACGTGCGGCGTGTTGCCGGTGTTTCCGGCGAAAATTGAATGCTCATTTTTGCCTTCTTTTCCACCACCTCGCAGCAGTGCTATAATAAAAGCACAGGAAGGAGGTGAGAATATGGTCACAACTTATAGGATAGACACAAGTTCGCTTTCGCCGGATGAGTATGAGCGGTTTTATGATGCTGTGGATCGCTTCGCTTTTATGATTTGCGTAGGGAAGCCGCGCATACTCGAGGTTACATGGGATGAAAACGAACCATTAGAAAAATTAGTACCTATTCCGCCGGGATGTCTTTGGTATAAATTTTAATGGTGATTTTTTCGGCTTCAGGGCTACGTTCGACAATGGCCCTGAAGCTTTTTTTGCTGTTTATCGTATTCAGCAGCTGTTGAGCTGCTAACATACACAAACAGAAAGTTTTTTCTGTGATATTGATTGAGAGTGCAGGTTCTTCTTTCATACCTTCGCCTCCGTTTCATCTTATCTAAGCTTTTCGGCTAAGTATCCTTTCATCAGATGTTTAACAAGTCTGCTGTTGCTATGAGGTAATGTTTTTGGATTTATTAAAAACACCATTTCTTTGCCACAACACTTGCACTTAATCTTCCAGAAGCCAATCGTTTCAGACGGTTGGCTTCTGTTATTCCATGAACGTCTACGCATTTTTCTCCTCCGCTTTCTCCCACCAGCTGGCGCGCTGAGCCTTTACTGCTTCGAAAGTCTTTCTGTAAAGTTCAGCTCTCTTTTGCCAAAACTCAGCGGCAGAAGCACAGCGCAGCTTTTCGCATCCCAGCGCTTCCTCTTCGGCTTCCTGCGCTTTGGATAACAAAGCCATAGTGCAGGCCGAAACTTCATCAAGGGTAAGCTCTAGTTTCATTTCATTACCTCCCTACCGCCAGCGCCACGCCGGCGGTTTTGTCTAGTGTACTAGACATTTATTGCATTAAAAAAGCAGATACGGAACAATTAAGAGCATTAGCAAGAGCTTCTAAAGTGCTAATTTTCACTTCCATCTCTTCACCGCTTTCCAATTTAATGATAGTTGCACGCGAAATATTAGCCTTTTTAGCCAACTCATCCTGTGTCATACAGTTTTCTTGTCTAATCTTACGAATATTATAAAGCATTCTTTTTTCCTCCTTTCTATCTCCGTTGTGTCTAGTATACTAGATTTATTTCTTGATGTCAACTGTATTTGACATTTTTCTTTGCTTAATGTATAATCTAGTTGACATTATAAGGAGGCTTCCATCATGACTATCGGAGAATACGTAAAACAATATAGAAAAAGTCAAGGTTTATCAATGCAAGCTTTTGGTGAAAAATGCAATTTAAGTCGAGCATATATTTCTATTCTAGAAAAAGGGATTAATCCCACAACAGGTAAAGCATTCGCGCCAACAATAGAAACTTTAAACAAAATAGCTGAAGTTACTGGCGTTACAATCGATACTTTATTGCCAATGCTCGACAGTAATCAGCTAGTAACAGTAAATGCGCCTTCCCCCTCTCTCTCCCTCACCCAGCAGGAAGAAACACACATAAAAAAATACCGCCAGCTGGATGCTGACGGCAGAGAGCGTGTTGATTATGTTTTAGATATGGAATATAAGCTTGCTAACGAGCGTGCTGAAAAAGAAGAGCAGAATTTAGGATAATAAGAAAGGATGATTGTTATGACAAATATTAAAAGTACAATTAATGCTAACGGCGTTGAAATCCGTATAACAAGCTCTAAAGAGGCTGATTATATCTCACTAACCGATATTGCTAAAAAACGCAATCCCGAGTTTCCTGCTGATGTTGTTAAAAATTGGTTACGTTCTAGAAGTACTATTGAATTTTTAGGATTATGGGAAAAGATTAATAACCCAAATTTTAAACTGGTCGAATTCGACCAGTTTAAAAATCAAGCAGGTGAAAACAGCTTTGTACTCACCCCTCAAAAATGGATAAATTCAACCAACGCCATCGGCATAACCTCTAAATCTGGGCGCTACGGCGGTACCTATGCTCATTCTGATATAGCCTTTGAATTTGCGTCCTGGATTTCTCCAGAATTTAAGCTGTATATCATCAAAGATTACCAACGTTTAAAGGCTGACGAAAGTCATGCCAAAGAATTAGACTGGAGTGTAAAGCGTGAAATTGCTAAGTCTAATTACAGGCTGCACACAGACGCTATCAAAGAAAACATGCTGCCAAATCTGACGCCACAGCAGACAAGCTACACCTATGCTTCTGAAGCTGATATGATAAATGTTGCCCTTTTCGGCATGACTGCCCGCCAATGGCGAGCAGCTAACCCAGATGCAGCCGGAAACATCAGGGATGCAGCAAGCATCGAGCAGCTCATCGTACTTTCCAACCTCGAAGGCTTGAATGCTGAATATATTCGTGAAGGCCTTGCGCAGCCTGAACGCCTGCTGAGGCTTAACCGTATAGCTAAATTTCAATTAAACGCCTTTTCCGAAAAAACACTGAAAAGCATAGAGACATTAAAGAAGCTTCAAAAATAAAAATACCGCCAGCTGGATGCTGACGGCGGAGTGAGTGTAAATACTATATATTGTGGTGTTTGATATTAAACCTATATATAGTACCACAACGTTGACAAAAAAGCAAGTTTTTTCCCATACCTGTCATTGACATACATACTTTAAATGCGTATAATAGAGATAGGAAAAGCGCCGGTATCCCTACGGGGACCGGTACGGAAGAAGGCCTTCTCTGTTACGCAGAGGAGGTCTTTTTTTGTGAAAGAATTTAAAACAACAAGCGAACAAATAGAACTTTTGAAGCAACGCGGGCTAATTATCCCCGATGAAGAACGTGCAAAAAAATATCTTTTAAGCCAAAACTACTATAACCTTATCAATGGATACGCCAGATTTTTTCCTAGAGAAGGAGATAACTACACTGCTCAAACAAGTTTTGACGAAATTACAAGCTTATATGTCTTTGAACGTGAATTTAAGCAGGTATTGCTTTTAGGTATTTTAGAAGCAGAAACGCATTTAAGATCAATCTTTGCTCATCGTTTCGCTGAAAAATTTAAGGATGAACCTTATGCGTACTTAAATATAAACTGCTATGAGCAAGACAAGACGTTGTTAGTCGCAAAAACAATATCAAATCTTTCAAGAAAAATTTTGGCCCATAACAAGGATAAATCTAACAAAAACAGCAGTATTGCTCACTATCTGAGAAAGTACAAGCATGTTCCCATATGGGTATTGGTTAATCACATTGAATTTGGAGAACTTCGTCATTTGTTAAAGCACTCTAAAAAATCTTTGCAAAATAAGATTTGTAAAGACTGTCTTGAATTTATCGGGCAAAACATTCCTGATAATCACAGCCAGTTCCAACCGGAAACATTGAACAGTTTTCTTGAAAACATCAATGATATCAGAAATATATGTGCGCATAACAATCGCCTGCTTGGGTTCCGTTGCCACCAGAGCACTAAGTATTGGGCACCGCTTCATGAAAAATATAATATCCAGAAGGAGGACGAAAGGCGCAGCGCATATGAAGCCTTCTTAACACTTCAGTGCTTCATTAGCAGGAACGAATACGCTATAATGCATAACACATTCAAAAAACGTTTCAAGACACTTAGCAATAAGCTAAAAACAATCCCTGTTAATAATGTTTTAAAAGAACTTGGGTTTCCGGATAATTGGCATATTGATAACGATAAAATAGAATAACTTTAACTGCGCAAAGCAAATACCGTCAGTTGGATGCTGACGGCAAGGAAGAAATTGACGATCTGATTGATGTTAAGCTGGCCAAGCTCCAGCGCTAGGCGGAAGAAGGTGCGGAGAGTTTAGGATAATAGATTTTGAAAGCGAGGAATGAAGACATGAAAGATGTAAAATTGTTTCAGAGTGCGCAGATCCGCTCCATTTGGAACGATGAAGCCGGAGAATGGTTCTTTTCTGTTGTCGATGTTGTCGGTGCATTGACCGACAGTGCAGATAAATCAGCTTATTGGCGCAAACTAAAGCAAAGAATGAAAGCAGAAGGTAATGAAACCGTGACAAATTGTCACAGGTTGAAATTGCTTGCAGAAGCGGAAGAAAAAAACGCCCCCGATATGGGGGCAACGATAAATATATTAGTTTACTGCGATAAAGCGTTTAGACAATGCTTCTTGTAATATTTTGGATAAGCTCAGACCTTCTTCAGCGGCCTGTTCATCCATCCAGCGCGGAAGGCTAATCGTGCGTTTTACTGCACGGTTATCCTTGATATCTGCTCGAATAAAATTGACAAATTCGTTATTTTCTAATTCAATATCATGTAAATTGCTGGGCACAGGGATTTCTTCCTTACTGTCCTTCAAATATTCAATCCACTGCGTGAGCGCAGCTTCGGCCATCTTCATGGCGTTACCCAAAGATTTGCCCTCGCTGATGCAACCAGGTAAATCAGGGAAAATAATAGTATACGTACCATCCTCGTTTGCATGGAACACAGCAGGATAAACGTATTCTTGTAGTGTTTGCCTCCTTTTCATGTTAGCGACTTCCTCCTTTTATAATTAAATGCTATTTAATTAATGATTGCGATTATAGTAAGAAGCCCGCAAAGCGGGCGGAGTAAAAAGTAATCTCTATTTTACTCCCGCAGCTTTGAGGATTGCTTTCGCTGTCAGCTCGTTCAATTCCCGGTGCCTTGGAACCTGAACGGAGCGGCTACCTGGTTTTTTATAGATTGTGTGATCGCCATCATCACGCTCTAGCTTGTAACCCGCTTTTAACAGCAGTTTTACTAAATCGCGCCGTTTCAC